GAAACCTCCTTCGGCAGGACAGAGCACATTTCATTCATTATACTATTCGCATTCTGTTCTGTCAAAGATGACTTGATATTTTTTGTGGAGAGCAATCTGCTCTCCACAAGTTCCGATACGGTGTTATTACCAGAAAACACTCTGTGAATCTGGAAAGTAGCATTATTCAAAACAATATTATTCGTATTTGTCAAACAATCACCCCTTTAAGATTATTATTGCTTTTTGCATTCATTATCATTCAGCCAGTCGGCGTATTTCTGTGCTGTCGCTTTGTCGCGGAAGTAAACGTTATAATAATTGTCGATCGACGCAAAATCCCGACCGTCATACATTTTGTCAGCAACATACTCTCCGCTGCTATGGTAATATTCTTCATTCGACAAATCGCGTCGAGAATACCAACCGTATATTTTATCATCCATCAGTCTGAACTCTGAGCAGTCGGATTGTCTAACCTCGAAATGCGGCAACCTTTTTGCGCATTGACATTTTTCTGTGTATCGTTGACCAGATGGAGAGAAAAATTCTATCATCCTATTTGCATCACACTTATCGCATTTCGGTTGCTCAACACCAATATTTAAGACTTGATATAACATAGTCTGAAAATCTTCCAGAAGTTTAGATAAGCGTTCTCGTCTGACCTCGCTTCTAATCTTATCTCTGAGATTTCGCTCATCAAACTTGAATTTTTCTTTTGCCGCCTCAAGTTCTCTGACCTTTTCATCGTAATTATCCACGATGTCTTTCATATGCTCGTTTTCCTTTTGAAGCGTTTCGAGCTTTTCCTTCAGTTCTTTAGTTACGCTATCACGGAGATAGTCTTTTAACTCTTCGCATTTTTCATCGAACTCTGACGGCTCGTAGTATCCGGTATCATATTCCCAGTAACCCATTAACCAGCCTCGCTTTCACGTCCAAAAACATCTTTATATTTCATGAACAAATTATTTATTGCTTCTGCCATAATTCTCTGTTCCGATGGAAATTCTTCTTGGTAGTACAGATTGCGATACCAGTTGAGAATTTCCAAAGGATTCGTCATGTGATATTTCTCAACACCTTCAACAAAGTGATTGCATTTCGCAATAGGTTTATGACTGCTTTGCTTATACGTCCTGTTTTTAAACTCATCATACGATATGAACACAGGGCAACCGTCGACTCCTTTGCACTCCACCATATATGGATCCATTTCACATATAAAGGTGCGCGGATTTGAAAACGGAACACGATTTGCATATGGGCAACTATCAGTCTTTTCAGGCATAGAATCAACTAAAATTCTCGTGATTCACACCACCTCAATCTTCGGAGTCAGCATGAAAAACTCGCTATGACTGCCGAAATCAAACATAGTCGTGTTCCGACTATTCCACATTCGCACATAGTAGACCGGTTCATTTTCTTCTTTGCAATGTTTGTTAATTGCCGCAAACGCAACATGACGTGCTTCTTCGTCAGACATATTAGCATCAAGCGTCTGAACGACACTTACACATTCGCCGTATTTGAAAAAAAGTTTACGTTCCATTAAATCCCTCTCATCTAAACACAACGACCATACTTGGGAATGGCGCATTTTCTGCCGCTCCAACAAAGCGCAATCGTCCTTTTATGAACCTAATTTCAACATTTGGTTTATTGTAGATATATTCGTGAAAATATTTCGTGTCCGTCCTAACTGGAATCAGCATAACAACAGTAGTGTTTTCTTGCTTTGACTCTTGCGAACATTTCTGAACCCAATTGCCGATCTCACGACCATACGGCGGGTTACACCAGACTGTCTGCCCCACCCAATTTTGTTTCAGCCCATCATCTGATTCAGAAAAGTATTTATCGCATTTATGATTCGTTTCATTCGCGCACGCATCTAATGTAAAATGGAACTCATTGTCAATTTCATCAAAGAAATCTTGTGGCGTCTCCCAATCCATTTTCTTTGATGAAAGCAAAGCGTCAAGTGCTATATCTCGTCATCCTTTCCCATAGCAGCCACGCATTGGCCGGATTTTCGCACGCTGGCGTCCTTTGATTGCAAACGGGGCAACAGACCACCACACATGGCTTGTCTCGTCCACGCTCAAAAATTTCAAAGTCCTGCGGTGTACCGCCACACTTGCACATCAGCATTTGCCTGTGCTACCGATCCCGCCACGGCTCTCATTATTAAGGTTGTCCACCTCGCGGAACTCGATTTGCGGCTGATGCTTCATGATCCTGAATTGGCAGATACGATCGTTTGCGAGGATGGTCGTTTTTCTCAAGGCAATAGCGGGGAAGTACCACTGGTCGTTGTCACCACAATAGCTCTCGTCAATCAGTCCCATGCTGTTTGCCTGAATGATCCCAAAGTTTTTGAAGGTGGAACTGCGAGGAATCACATGGGCTTCATAACCAGATGGGAGCTGCATTGCGATACCCAGCGGAATGAGCTTAAATTCCATTGGCTCCATGTCTACGGTTTCTGCTGCACGCAAGTCAATCCAATCGGATTTGCCGTCGATGTACGTCAACTTGTCAATGCTATCTGTAAGATACTTAATGTTGATAGTCTCTTTCATTATGTCCCTCTCTTTATGTGCATTTTGGATGATTCATTCTATTGCTTCGTCGCAAAACTCCTTGGCAGAGCATTGTGCGCATTCATTTACCGATCGTGCGTCCCAATCGCAAGTGAACCCGCAGTCTTTGACCATTGCAATTCTATCTTCTGGATTCTCCCAGTCTAGTTCTGACTTGCCCGGTCTGTAATACTTGTCCGCTTCTTTCATTCTACGGCATTCGATTTCCATGAAATCTACACCGTCACAAACATCTGTCCATTGCGCAGCAACCTTTGCTTGACCTCTTGTTTCTGCAAAGACGATTGTTGCGATAAATTCGTCTTTCTCTCTGACGAGCCATGCCTTCAAGATTTACAACTCTCTTTCCCGTGAAACTTTGTATATTGGCTTTTCTCGCCAGTAATACATCTCAAAGCTGACTTGCTTGACAAGTTACACACACGATGCCAACCGTTTTCGGACAGGATGGCGCGTGCGTTAATACATGTATCACACTTTATTTGTCATCACCTCAAACTAACCTTTTTACGCCACGGAAACTGGGGAACAGAACAATTTATCAATCCAAGATACTTTCCCACTACCACCAGTAGCGCATTTCTTCGACTGGCAAGTTCTGTTCTCCTTGTGATAATAGATGCAGTCCTTACATGGGTTTCGCATTATTCTACACCTCCGTCCTTTCTCTCTCCGTAGGAGCAGAAAAAATCCGAATCGTCTGGGCAATCCATTCTAAGCCGATTGCAAAAATGTATGCCGCAGTCATAATGATGCTTGCGGCCTGCTCTCATACTCTCGTTTGCCGAATGCACAGAAATGATCTCCGAATACCAACAGGCCACGGACTTGACCGCAGGAGTATTTCTTCGCCCATTCCACCCACATTGCATAGCGGCAATTCTCGCACCGCACCACCGGCGCAACGTCGGCGGCATGGGCATTTCTTATCTCTCTCAGTGCAACCGAATACGCATAATGTTCACCAGATTCTTCAGCGGTGTGCTCCTTGTAATATTCCATCCGCGCAACTAAACTGCCCCTATCAAGATACTCAGCAATCATTTAAGAAGTCCTCCATTCTTGCATTACCTTATCCTTAATCGTCACTCTCAGTTCAACGATCCGCCCATCTTTAAGTGCCCACTGATAGCCATTTGACGTCGCTTTTTTGCAATCCAGACCACCAAGAAGTTCCTGCACAAGATAGTCGCGGACAGCACAAATTGCTTCGTCTGTACACTCAGTTTTGTTTTGCCACATATTTTTGTTACGACTATTTAGCGTACCAGCATAGATGCCAAACGCGCCGCAGCCAACATGATATTCAGCCATTTTCATCCCCTCCAAATTCCGCTTCGTACTGTTCGGGAGTGATAACCTCAATGTCTTTTGCGGAGTAGCCAACGGTGTCGAGGCACATCAACCTGACAAGCTTTTCCTTGTCAATAGACGCCGCAAGGGCCTCATAGGATACGCCGGGTTTTGCCTCAAAGCGGAGTTGAGCGCCGAACGCTCCAGCCACGCTAAAGTAGATTTTGTATTCAGCCATTTTCATCTTTCCCCCAATTTAACGGCTTGTTGCACATTGGGCATTTTTCAGCTTTCTGCTCTTCTGCCATTAGTCCTAACTGCCGCTTGCAATGCGGGCAATATGGGATATGCCACAAACCGAAGTTATTACCAAGTTTCCATTTCTTGTCGCGGTAAAAAGGCTTTTTTGCCTCAGCCATTGTCAGCCCTCCTCCACATAGCGCCAGCTTTGCGGTGCTTTAGTAATCGCCACCGGAACCATGCAATTTTTGTCATAGATACAGGCTGTGCTTTCGTACCCGCTTTTGCTGCATGATTTGCATTTTTTCCAAGTGTGAAATTCTGTCAGTTCCTTCGGCGTATCGTAGATTTTTAGATCAGAGATGTGCCAGCCGTAACCGACGCCCTTGAGATACCAAACGATCTCTTCCCGCGTCAGGCATGCCTGACGCTCCACATCATCTGGTGCATGGTTGAGAGGCGCGAGCTCATAAATCCGGTCACAGGTAAACTCGCCAATGACCTTGCCATTTCCTATGGCACCACCCACCGGGATTGCCGCAGTGACATCCAGGCAGGCACAAACCTGATTGCCTGCATGGCTCTGCATAAACGCAAGGTGCTTGCCCAGTGTGCAGTAGATGTAGCACTTAAAAGGTGTTTCCAGTTTCGGGCGCGTCTTGCGCACCTCAATCGTCTTTTCACCTCTGGCAATCTTTTCGCACCACTTTTGGCGGATGCTCAACACGACAGCCTTACCCATCCTTCATTGCCTCCAATGCTTTCTCCGCCTCCTCGCGTGTTAGGAACACGGTCTTGCCGATGTTTCCGATATGTTCTTGCTTGCAAGGTACTTCATAAATGCATAACTCACCAGCATCGCAAAAGTCGCAGCAACCAACACCGTCGATTGACATAGGACAAATTCCGTCACAATTTGGCCCAGCGTCCCATACAAGCTCGTACACTGCCTTAGCCGGTAGCACCACCAGCCGTCCCTCCTTGTCGGCCTTTAGTAACTCTCGAATCCGTTCCGCCTTTGACGTATCATCGATGTGAACAGAAATATCGGGATCAACAATTCTACAAAAATATATACCGTTAATGTACAGTTCCACAGTATTGATGTTAGGATCAAACATTTTCTTCACCCCACAATGTAATTTCTTGATTCTCAATCGTCTTTTTCACGTCAATCAGGCGTTGATTGCTGCTTCCCCTGAATTTCAGAGAAATGTCACGCAGATCGTCCACATACGCGCCATCAACAACAACGTCGCAGTCGCGCAACACCTGACAAATGTCTTCTAAGGATAGTTTCAAGCCCGTGTATAGCCAAATGTCTTTGTCCGGCCAGCGTGTCTTACATTCTTTAACAAGTGAAAGCACGCATTCAATGTTTTCTTTCTCCAAAGGATGCCCACCGGACAGCGTAAGCCCTTGAATCCACGGATGGTCAATCGCATCAAAAAGTTCTTGCTTCGCAACGTCATCAAACGGCCTTCCAGCGTTGAAATCCCACGTCTGAGGATTCTGGCACTCTTTGCAGTGGAGCGTACAGCCAGAGCACCAGAGTACAACTCTGATGCCCTCGCCGTTAGCGATGTCGTGCTTTGTGATTTTCATGTAGTTCATTCGTCGTTATCTCCGAGATGGAGCACACGCTCTTTGATTTCCTGTACACGACCCTGATTCCAGTCGTTCGTGCCAAGATAGCCACAAGTGCGTCGCACGATGTTCATTTTTGATTTGTCTGCGTTCCCGCAGTTCGGGCACTTCCAAATCAACTTACCATTTTCGTCCTCGACAATATCAATCTCGCCATCCCAGCCGCAGACTTGACAATAGTCGGATTTCGTATTCAGCTCAGCATACATAATGTTGTCGTAGATGAATTTCATTACGGACAGTACAGCGTTAATGTTGCCAGTTAGATTCGGAACTTCCACATACGAAATTGCGCCGCCAGGACTCAACTGCTGGAACTCAGATTCAAATCCGAGTTTCCCGAAAGCATCAACCTTTTCCGTCACAGGAATGTGATAGCTATTCGTGATGTAATTCTTATCTGTGATGCCCGGAATAACGCCAAAACGCTTTTTCAAGCATTTAGCGAACTTGTAGGTGGTAGTTTCGATAGGAGATCCATAGAGGGAGTAGGCGATATTCTCTGCCGCTTTCCACTCTGCGCACTTATCGTTCATGTGCTGCATGATAGACAGTGCAAATTCCTTTGCTTCCGGGTCGGTATGCGACTTGCCGGTCATCGCCTTCACACATTCATACAGGCCAGCATAGCCAAGAGAGATAGTCGAATAGCCACCATGCAACAGCTTGTCAATCGTCTCTCCCTTTTTGAGGCGAGCAAGCGCGCCGTACTGCCAGTGGATAGGCGACGTGTCAGAAACCGTCCCCTCAAGTCGCTCATGGCGCAGTTTCAGTGCTCTATGGCACAGCTCAAGGCGCTCGTCGAAAATCTTCCAGAATCGATCGTAATCTTTGTTTGCGCTAAGACCAACGTCAACGAGATTGATAGTCACAACGCCCTGATTGAAGCGGCCATAATACTTCGGCCTGCCATTTTCATCAATGTATGGTGTCAAGAAACTGCGACATCCCATGCAAGTATAGCAGTGACCGTCTCCGTTTTCGTCTACTTTCAGCTCTTTCATCTTCTTCTCAGAGATGTAGTCCGGCACCATGCGCTTGGCAGTGCATTTTGCTGCCAACTTCGTCAGATACCAATACTTGCTGTCATCGTGAATGTTATCTTCCTCAAGAACGTAAATGATTTTCGGGAAGGCGGGAGTAATCCAGACGCCCTTTTCATTTTTTACGCCCTCGATACGCTGATTCAGAACTTCCTCAATGAGCATTGCGAAATCGTCTCTTGCACGACCTTCAGGCACTTCATCAAGGTACATAAAGATAGTCACAAACGGCGTCTGACCATTCGTAGTCATCAACGTATTGATCTGATACTGAATTGTCTGGACGCCGCGTCTGATTTCTTCTTTCAGCCGGTCTTCTGTGATTCTTTCAATCGTGTCAGACCCACATTCGACGTCCTGAAGCTCATCCTCAACGTTCTTACGGATTCTCTGACGGCTGATGTCAATGAACGGGACAAGATGTGCAAGACTCTCTGACTGACCGCCATACTGATTTGACGCCACCTGCGCCATAATCTGTGTTGCAATGTTGCATGCCGTAGCGAAGCTATGCGGCTTTTCAACCAGTGTTCCGTTAATCACAGTGCCGTTCTGCAACATATCATCAAGGTTCACGAGGCAACAGTTCATAATGTGCTCAAGGAAATAATCTTGGTCATGGAAATGAATGATGCCGTGTTCGTGTGCGTTTTTAATACTTTTCGGAAGCAGAAGCCGGTTCGTAATGTCGCGGTTTACTTCGCCAGCGATATAATCGCGCTGTGTCGCAGCAATCTTTGGATTCTTGTTGCTATTTTCCTGAATTACGGTTTCGTTACTACCATCTACGATAGCAAGGATTTTACCGTCCGTTGTATTGCCATTCCGGTAGAGCTGACGTTCATATCTGTATCGGATATAGATTTTGGCAACGTCGTAATAGCCCTTTTGCATCAAGGCCATTTCGATTGCGTCCTGAATGTCCTCCACAGCGATTGCGTGCCCATCAACCTTAAATTTGGCATACAGTTCACTTGCGATAGCAGAAATCATAATTGGAGAGAGATGATCCACCCCAGATGATTTTGCCTCGTCATTTGCCTTACTGATCGCGTCAACGATTTTCTCTTTACAAAACGGTACTTCACGTCCGTCTCGCTTTGTTACAAGCATCGACACTCCTCCTTGTTGTATTTATTTATCTTCCGGAATGAAAGAGAAGAGAATTTTTTCAACTTCGTCCTTCATCACGAACGATTTTATAATCGAATACACGGCATCCCACGAGTTGGCGCGGTAAATGTCGTGCGCAGCGGCGTTGAAATCACGATTGTGCGGTGCTGACATGAGGATTTTTCGATATTTACCGCTGATTAGGTTGTGCGGGGCGTCATCAATCAGAACGTCGCCACGAATCATTTGCTTATGGTCACAAATGATGATATGGTCTTGCGACAGAAACGGGAAAATCTCAAGAAGTCTGTCGATTTTCGCTCTGCAAGTGCGGTAGTCTGTAGCCGTGACCATGTACAGCTCATGACCATCGGAAATCAATCGTTGCAGGTACTCAACACAGCCGGGTAGAGGAGTGACCTGTTGCCAGAAATCGTCCTCGTACAACGGAGAGAACACTTCATCATGAGTTAACATCGGGAAAGCCAACGTCATATCCCATTCGGTGATCTCATCTTTGTTTACAGACGTTCCATGCCGTCGATTGAGCGTGTTGACCCAACATTCCAGCAGATTCTCCGCAGTATCGTCGGCATCAAACAAAATCGTCAATGCCAGACACCTCGCAACATATCAAATGCCAGACTGATTGCTTCTGCACGGAGGTCTTCAATCGTCCCATCGTTCTTAATGACCCAGTCCCACGGATAATCATCAAGCGCAGTCTCCGATGGATGCTCCTGCTGAAAATCTGTAAGGCAGCTCATATAGGCAGGTCGATTTACACGAACGAGATTCACGTCAAACCCATAAAATGCAAGCACCTCAAACTCATTCGGGAACCGACAGTCAGGGATCAGGACATAGTCCCATTCGTCATCAAACATCTCAAGCATATTTGCGATGAAATCCACCCAAAAATCAGGTGATTTTGAGCGAATCTTATTCGTTCCAACATATTGGAGCAAAGTCCTTCCGGCCTCGTCCTTTTTACCGTCCCAGTCGAAAAACTTCTCGCAGATAAACTTCAATAGGTCTGCAAAATGCACGATTAGCACGTTCTCGCCATAGCCCTCAAATGTCTCTTTCATCGCCTGAGCGACTTCATCTTTGCCACTACCTGCCTTGCCGGAGATACATACGACTCTCATTTGGATTCCCTCTTTTCTTTACGGCCACACGATTTTTTCTCGTTGCAGTAGCCGAGATATTCACACTTTGGCTCAAAATAATGATCCACGATGTACGCCCATTGTTCTGAGTATTCCGAAAGTGCTGTTGCTACATCATGAAACAAATCTCGGAACTCATGATATGCTCTGGTACACATTCTCTGGTGAGACATATCAATCAGGTTGCGCAGATTTCGCTTGTCAACGATCGTTGTGGTCATGCCGAGCGGAAGACCATTTGCGGCATCCTCTTTCGGCACACCGAGGTCAACGAGCCACGCAAGATACTTAGCAATAGAGTCCATCATCTCTTTGTATACGGTGAGTGTCGCTGTCGTTTTCTTCACGCTATCGGGAATGTAATAGTCGAACCCGTGCTCGTAATCAATGTACCGTGTGCTGCTCTGTAGGCGAGTCGGCAAACAACCGATATGTGTGTACCATTCTCGGATAACACGTGCAGAGTAGCCGTCTAGGATCATGTACACGTTAGGGAACTCGAAGGCTCGACCGTGGCCGCTTTCAAGGCAATCGATGCCTCGCTTATAATTTTTCTCTGGGTCACTGGTATCAGCTCCATAGCAAACACCAGCTTCCATTCCAATCATTTCGATCGGATTTTTACAAGTAAACTCTTGAATAATTACTCTACCCATAAACCCTCCTTAACTATATGTGCGGAAAACATGACCGCCGATTGTGCAGAAGTAGCTCCCATACCGCAAACAACCGGTAGAAAAGTAAACCACCTCTGTGCTATTTTGGTTTGACTGCGAGTAGCCAGACAATGCATCATACCCAGACAGGGCATCCCACACTGCTTGCAACTGCTTCTCCGTGTATGTGTGCCCAACAGCGAACTGATTTCTCGCGCAACAAATGTCCGTAATTGAGTTGCCGTAGCCTTTCAGATAACGGTTCAAAATGACCTGTGCAATCGCCACCTGACCGTCATAGGATTCTCCACGAGCCTCAGCCCAAACGACTCTCGCCATCAGCGTTGCTTCGTGCTCTGTGAGCGAGATGCCTGCGTATGGGCTTACAAACATTGCAGGTTCGTCATCCGGATCGCTCTGTTCGACTTCCTCAACCGGAGTCTCAACTGCGTCGCTTGCTACGGCCTCTGCCTGAACATCATTCTGCTGTTTGGTCAATTTATCTTTAATTTTCATTGTGCATGAGGTAAGACACATCGCCACAATTAAAATCGTGATGACTACCTGCCAAATTGTTTCCTTTCTCACGGCCTGCTCCTTCCAACCATTTACTTTATGCATTTCGGATAAGTAGTGCTTCAAGAAATGGGCTGTCCAATATTCTGGACAGCCCGTCCGAATGAGAAAATGCCACTTAGCGAAAAGGCATTTCGGTTAACTGCATACTTATATTACACCATATCTCGGCCTGTGTCAACAAAAAATTGTGCATTTCGGATAACTTTATATGACGTAGCCGAATGCGTTCAGATACCAGTACCCTTTGTAGTTTTTTGAAACATCTGTCGCCAAAATCACGTCATGCTTTGCAACCGGCTGTTGGTCATAGATGTTCGCACGCAAAGTCAGACGAGCCGTTTTGCCGCTGCCGATTGACCGAGTCCACAAAGCATAGCCCCATATCTGCTTGTCCTCTTTACCGATAAGAGGACGGATGTCCATAATCATGAGTTTGCGACGATCTTCCGGCTTGTTGGTTGTAAGGTCGATATACCCCATGTTTTCAAGCTGATTTTGCATTTTCGACTTGTAATCGAAGTCGTGAATATGCAGGTCGCGGATTCTACACTCAAATTCGTTCAGCAGCCCATGCATATCAAGGATGGTATAAGACTTCGCAGGCGCGCCGGACTTAGACACGTCAGTAGAATACTTCCTCACGATTTTCTCAAACTGTGCAGACAGTTTCTCTTTAGAGATTTTCTTCATCGTTCCGTTTTTGAAGAACGAGAAAACCTCTACCATCCGAAGTAGCTCTTTGGCATTGCCATAATCGGAGAAATAATCAACCTTAATGAGGATGTCGCGCTGACGCGAGTTTAAGGACGTTTCATTGTCGATACGCAATAGCAAATCCATAAACGTCTCAGGCCAGTTGTCATGCGCAAGCGCATAAAGCTCATTACCAATCGCAGCACTCATAAACTTGACGCTTGCGATGCCTTTTGCAATGACGTTTGTCTCTTTATCGTACTGGTACTTGTCCTTTGAGATACCGAATTTCGGAGGAACAATACTAATATGATAGAGGTGTGCCAACTCACTGCCGCCTTTGACATCATCGTCCGTCTTTGCATTATTTAGAAGCGCCGTAATAAATTCGGCGGGATAATAATAACGAAGGTAAGCACAAAGATACCCGATCATGCAGTACCCGATACTATGATTGTCGTTTGATTCTGTTGTTTCCAACAGCACAGACTATATCTTCAGCATTACGCTGTTCTTGCACTTCCGCCAGTAGTTCATCATCTGGCGTACTCCCTTTATGGGATAGTCGTTACACTTTTTGATAGTTTTCCCAAAAGTTATACTGGTTACAAATTATCAACTTAGCACGGTATTACCTGCTATCTGCGTCACAGACCGTAGGCTCTCTTAGTCAGTGGCTTCGTCCTTTTATTGCCGCATATCTTCCTGTAGGACTTCATACGGCGGTCTTATTCAACTGATACCGTTAGCACCGCTTGTGCGGTACACCCATGAACAATCTGGTTCACAAGAAATGAGCAAATCAATTACCCAAACATATAGCTCGATGCATCTTCGATGATCTGAATAAACTCTTTGGCTTCCTTTTCTGCGATTTCACGAGGTTGCGGAGATTTAGAGCAATATCCGTCAAGGACTTTAGGGAGTGCTGCTTTCAGCGCATCTTCGTCCTTTCTGGCGATACAACGTCTAAGTTCATCGGCTTCCGACCCTGTGAAACCACAGATTTCCTGAAGAAATTTAATGATGTCTTCCTGATAAACGAGGAACCCGTTGTTCTCCTTTAGGAGTTCGTCAATAATCGGCGATGGATTGTGATGTGTCTTGTGCGCCATCAAGTCGTTACGGTACGACGCACCAGACGGCCTAATAGCTGCCGTCACAAGACTCATATCAGAAATGGTTTTTGGCTTATACTTACACAACATTTGAAAAGCGTAGTCTCCGGTGAACTCGAAGATTCCAACAGGGGAGCGGAGCATATCTTTCCAGACCGCTTTATCGTCCCAGTCGATTTCATGAGCTTTCGGGAACGGCTGACCAAGAAGCCGGTAAGCATCACGAATGATTTCAATGTTACTTACAAATTTGTTATACCCATATTATATTATTTACGACGATAAACTTTGTGCAAGCAGTTCATTCGTCAGTTTGTCTTTAAATGAAAATCTAAGGACTTTAATTCTGTGCTCTTTTAATAATTTATCTTTTAGCCTATCTCTATAAATTTGTTCTTCAAAATCAGATCGTGTCCGATGGAACCACTCACATTCATTAAAATGCTGTGCACCATCATATTCAATAGCTGTATGCAATGACGGGATATAAAAATCAACATATAAGTTACTATTTGTTTTATCGTTTTTAAGCCAAGACCACGTTCTTTCAATCTCGAATGAGTCGCCACCATATCTGTCTTTCAAGTAATCATAAATTATTTGAGCGCCTACACTTAACTCGTGTAAAAATGCATCCTCGACGCCGATTGCATTAGATATTTCCTTTTGAGACTCAAAATAATATGAAAGTGCCTGATAGGTGAACTCGCATTCATTATCAATTATCTCACGTCCGATAAAACCGTATTTGTCATATACTCGCTTTATTTCGGACACAAGATATTCTTTCCCATATGTTTTTCTTTGTTGAATGAGTCCAGCTTCTTTAAGAAGATTCCCCCATGAACCAAATAGTCTATCCGTTAACGGCTGAGAGTACCGACCGTATTTACGATACTTATTTGATGAAGTAGAATTATATTTTTGATAAAAGTCGCGCACATCTTTTATCACATCTTCTTTAGTCGTTTTCATACGAATGTTGGTCTGAACGCCAATTATTCTAGTTAGTTCTCCAATCCCACCAAAAGCTGCTTTAATAGCCGACTTGGAATATCGACCATTTTTGAGATATAAATCTGTGTTTATCATTCCGAACTGTTCGTAAACACGTCTATAATCGGCGATTATATCTTCTGGTGGTATGCGAGCACCAATTTTATGTGGAATACCACATTCTTTGCATATTTTCAACATTCCGCCATATTTAACAACATATGTTGAATAATTTATATCAAGATAACCGTATTGCTTTAAAATAGGAAGAGATATTGCATTGTGCTCAACATATACATCTTTAACGCACTTTAAGAAATCTTCCTTACTTACTTTTTCGATATTGCCCCCAATCTTGCACAATAATATGGGTAATCAAGTCATTTCTGCTTGATTCCTTTCGTCTCCGAAAGAGTTCAGACTGTATCATTTTCACGGGGTTATGTGTAAACATCACTGATTACACATTCGGATATTCCGACAGTCGTTGAGGCTGATCTTATCGTGCCTGCTGATTGCGCATTGTTACATCTGCTAACTGTTTCGACTACATGGCATACAAAACCGTGCAGGTGCATAGCAGCTTTAGCGGTTTCCAGCATATAACCCGTTTTAAACAGGGCAAGTTTTACCCTAGAATGTCATATTTCACGAGTGAAACTTCGTGAACGCAATCCATGTCAATCTGAAGCACTTCCTTACCATCAGAAATGAACGTACCGTAGTTGTCACGCAGCGTAATAGGGCTTGCTACGATACCTGCCGGATGCATGGACTGTGAAACGGCAGTGCCTACAAGGCCATCAAAGTAATAGAAGACTTCAGGATATTTGCTTTTTGCCTCATCCGGATTTGAATCGTACAAATTCTTGATAGAGGCTGCAAGTTTCAGCGTCCAAGGATTATCTGCTTTGATTGCCTCGTTTCTGGCCTTCATTGCTGATATCTGCTTCGTTAGGACGATGATTTCATCCTTGTTGCGCTTCAGGTTCTCTCCGCCGCCACGCAACTCGGCGATTCTTGCTTTTAACGGACGCTCATCCTCGCAATTTTCTTGCTCCCATTTAATGCTGAGAGCACGGCATACGTCATCAACGACGCCTTTGTCTTTTGTCGTGCCAATGGCAAGAATGTATGCTGTTTTCTCTTGTCCGAATCGGTTGATAATGTACTCATATACTTTATCACGATCGGATGGTGACACATCTACGTCTATGTCACCAATCTCTTTTCGTGCTTCTGAAGCGAATCGTGAAAAAACGGTGTGCCACTTTTCAGGATTCAAGTCGGTGATATTCGTGATATAAGCAACTCGGCTACCACCACATGAACCACGGTTAAAACCAATCGGGATATCATGCGATTTACACCAAGTGACAAGCTCGCTCATGAATAACATGAAGGCAGACATATCAATTTTATCAAAAACTCTCAGTTCCTCGTCAACCGCGCTCTTGAACGGCTCAATTTGCTCCGGTGTGATAGCACCGTCTGCAATCTTCGCTGCAAAGTTTTTCTTGATTGTCTCTCTGAGTATATCTCCATCCCGTTCGCCATATAGAATCGGATATTTGAACGAAAAATCCAATTCAAACGGCTCTACGGATTCTGCCATGCGGTTCGTATTCTCGATTGCTTCAAGATACAATTTTTCGGGGAGCGCATCTTGCTTTCGGAACATTTCGACCAGTTCATCATATGATTTGTATGTCAGGTCGAATGCGTCCTCGTCCGCGAACATAATCCGCTTGCTTAGTTGTCGGATACTACGGCATTCAGCCTTGTATTTGTTCAAGCTATGCGTATCCGTTCCGGCAATAAGCGGGATTCCATATTCAGCAGACATTTCGGCAAGATGCCGGTTGAAATCTACCTGCTCCTGATAATCATGTGGCTGGATCTCAAGATAATTGTAATGCTTCAAAAGCTCAAAATACCTTGGATGCATGATCGACAATTTGTTCAGGGGAGAGGCAAGACAAGCACTGATACGGATAACATTATCTGACGTACCGAGGAATTCATCAAACGTGATTCTTGGCTTGTAGTAGAAATGATCCGCGTCAGACGAGCGGCTGATTAGCGTGTTGATTTCTTGCAGACCAGCATAGTTTTTCGCAAGCAAAATAGTGTGGTAGTTGTCTCTTACTTTACTTTGCTCACCGGTGCATGGGTCTGTGACTGCCAACTTCTCCGTGAGATATACTTCGCACCCGTGGATGTATTTCAGACCTGCATTGTCGCAAGCGATTTTCTTTTCCACCCATTGATATACATTGCCGTGCTCTGTAAAAGCAATCGCTGTTTGTCCCAGTTCAACCGCCCTATTGATGTAATCTTGAAAATTTGTTACGCTATCAAGCAATGACAATTCCGTGTGCAGATGGTATGTGCAGTAGTTCTTGCTTGAGATAGGCATCGCCGCCTTTCTTTACGATATTTTTACACATCCTCTTGATTTAGAATTCCGCGTTCAATGTATTCATCTACTGCATCCATGAAACACTGTTTTGCCTCTTCAAGCGTATCGCCGCCAAAAAGCATCATGTGATAAGTCCCTTCAATACAACCGAAGTAATACCCATCATCTTCTGGTGATGGTCGCACTTCTGCTTGCCATCCTCTATAGTTGAACAATTTTACCATCTTCTTTCACGCAATTTCTTGAGATTTAGCTTGCATTGCTTCAGCAATCCGGTTCGAAGCGATTGAGAAATATTCTTCATCAAGTTCAATACCAATGAACTTACGGTTCGTGTTCACACAAGCAACGCCGGTTGAGCCACTGCCCATACAATTGTCAAGGACAGTCATTCCTTCATCGGTATATGTCTTAATTAGATATTCCAACAGAGCAACGGGCTTTTGCGTAGGATGAAATTTGTCCTTATCCAAAGTGAACTTCTGAATAGAACGAGGATAGCGAGTTCCAGTGTTTTTACTCACGACCTGTTTAATTGGTGTACGAACAGAACTATTCCCGTAATCATTCCTCTGCTTCCCTGAAAGCCCCTCATACGGCTTGCCAGAACCCATTTGCGGGTTGTAAATCATATTGATTCCGCTTTTAACATACGACGTCGGCGCCATGCCAAAAACCATGATGTCTTCATGAACTTTTGCTGGCTGGTACTTAAAATTCAAAAAATTTGCCCCTGAAGGTTTTTCCCATTTCCAGTCATACTTGTACATATCAAGATTGCTCATTCGTAATGCGCTACTGAACGGTTCAGAACCGAATAGGACAATCGCTCCACGATATTTAATAATACGTTTATACTGTTCCCAAAGAGGTTCGAATGGAATAACGGAATCCCACTTGCAGGCAGATGTTCCATACGGCAAGTCGCAAAGAATCATATCTACAGACGCATCAGGGAGCGTCCTCATATAATCCACGCACTCACCATAAAACAAATTCACATTCTTAATCTCTATCTATCGTCACCATCCGTTTCCACCGTTCCAAATACCTCGTCCTCTTCATTCTCAGCCTCAAGCTGTGGGGGCAAGGGGAGCGGTTCTGTATAGTTTTTTGTATCCCACGAGAATTGGCGTCCATATTCCTCTGCATCCGTAAAGAACCGTCGTGATTCAGGATCGTAGTAGATACCCTTATCAATATTCGACCGCCCAAACATTCGGTCTTTGATAACCGTAGCAATAACGTCATATTTCATGAGTTCTTTCTTGCGCGGAGACAGTCTTTCTTTGCTATCCCTCTCATCCTGCGTCACGCGCCGAAGGCCAATCGTCCTATGGGCAAGATTGACGATGTTGCTAGAACCGGCAATGTCGTAGATGCCTACGTTTGCCGTGCTGTCCATTTTGCGCGGATGACAAACAAGAATAACCGCCGCCTGATATTTCTTTGCAAATTCGATGAGACGTTTTACGGTTGCCGTCTGTGCTCGAAGTTCTTCAGCCTCCATATCCGTGTCAATACACATGAAGTTGTCAAGAATCAAGCATCTGACTCCATACTTGCGAACAACGTCGGTCATGGAAGAAATCAGCGCATCAAGGTCATTATCGTGATCGTCACGGTAGATGTACCACTTATTCTTGTAGGCGATGTTCATCTGGACACGAGCTGCGGTTGGAATCTTCCAATACTCATTGCCTCGACGGGACACCGCCTTTTCAAGATTGCGCTTTCCAGCAAAGATGTAGTTCAGCCACGACTTTTCAACGCCATTCGGGAGTTCACCGGAAAACAGCCACGTCGGAATATCGTTGTCTACGGCATTGCAAATTAACTGAGCAAGCAGACTGCTCTTGCCGCTGCCCGGCTGACCGCTGATAATTGTCAGTGTTCCGAAAAACAAACGCATGAGTTCATCATCAAGAGCTTTCAGGCCGAATGTAATGCCGTCCACGTCTTCATATTCTGTTGGCTCAACGTCAGACAAGTCAACGACAGAAGGGACAGGCGTATCCTCAGCAGACAAAATCTGCTCCAAAACAGCATCCTTGCCACAACGATATAGATATTCGTTTAGGTCTTTTACAGGATAGCTCTCGCCGTCGATTTCAACGTGCTCCGGCAGATTGATAACCTTACACCGCCACGCTCCAAGCATTGGAGATACCGTTTTCAGGAATTTCATTCCGGACTCATCGTTGTCATGGCAAATGATAATGGATGAAAACTGTTCCAACCAGTCATAGCAGACCTTGCACCACTCGACATTCCCATCACCGAGCGGGATGCTCACCGCGTTTGACCATCCGGCTTCGATTGCCGCAGCACAATCAAGTTCACCTGAGCAAATTAAGAGCGGCTGCTCTGGATTGATGCGGTTCATGTTAAAGAGTAGGGGAGTCGTATCTGCTCCGGGCTGACACCAGTTCTTTGCCTCGCCGTGTCTGATTTTTCTGGCCGGGCGATACTTCACCATCGTCAGCACATCGTTCTCGTCATAGTAGTTAAAAACAAGATTGCCGCGATCGTCCTGCCGGATGTCTAGATAGTCTGCCGTTCGCTCACTGATGTGTCTTTGTGCAAGGTACTTATATACGGCGGACTTATCCGCGCATTCGACCTCTTTCGGATACTTGTAATACCGCTTTGTTTTGACGTGTTGCTCTCCCAACGGATACGGCATATCAGCCAACTCGAATAGCTTCTTGCAAGCATCCACATAGGTTGCCCCCTTGTACATCAGCACATCAAGAAGGTCATAGCTGCGACCACAAGCGCCAAAACACCTGAAGTTATATGCCTTTTTGTTGTAGATAAACGATGGATGGTCTTCCTGATGAAAAGGACAGCAGCAACGCATATTCTTTTCATCGAAGTCCGTAATGCCAAGCTCATCCACAATCAGATAAGCATTTTTGTCTCCGAGTTTTTCTTTGGCCTGCATAATTGCCGACCGGTCAATCTGCATTTACTCACCCCACCCTCAAAACATTTCAAAATACTCACATTCTCCACACACGTCACACAGGTTGTTGCAGAAAAAGAAATCTCCGTTTGCATACCAATTATCTGTGCTTGTGATTTTTTCGATCAGTTCGCTTGCCCATTTTTCAGTTTCGATGTACTTTTCACGGTCAAAAGGCTCTGTAATCCATGCGCCGGTACGAAAACAGTTAAATTCCAGATAATCCGGATATCTGCCGCACAAATTGTACACTGCTTTTGAGTACACATAGAGTTGCCGCAGATATTTATCCAATTCTTTGTCAGAAGCGGTAGCTTTCTTGCGTTTGGAGCGCGGTTTCAAGTCTCTGGACTTATGGTCAGTGATGTACAACTTTCCATCGGCATCCTCAGAAAGCCAGTCAATAAATCCGATAAACGGATGCCCAGCATACTGGAATCGCACACGCTTTTCAACGCCAATCGTCTTTCGCTCCGGCAAATTCAACTCCGACAAATACTTCTTGCCTTGCTCGAAGTAATTTGCGTAAATTTTCTTCGACGGGGCTTGCGAATGGATGTCTTTCAGATATCCAGAGATGAAATAATACGGCAAATCCTCTTTTTTTGCCTTGCCGGTCAGATATTTTTGGAGTAGGGAGTGTATGAGGCTCCCGTACTCCGCAAAAAACTTGCTTTGACCTTTGATCTTGAAAATGTACTTCATCAACCACTGATACGGGCAACTTTCATAGGCGGTCAGCCGTGAATAGCTCCACAGCATCTCGTCAATTTGAAGATCGTACCGCATTTAGTGATTAAAACGGCAGATCTTCATCATCGTCCGACTCAGGCTCATCATCCGTCGCGGCCTTGCTTGGCTTGCTTGCCTTGGCAGGCTTCTTCGTTTCGCTGGACTCGCCAGAACTGCTCTTGCTACCACAGAACTCGACGTTATTGACCTGAATATCCCACGAAGTACGCTGAGAGCCATCCTTTGCAGTATAGGTGTTCGAAATCATTGCGCCGTCGATAAGAATTTCCTGCCCCTTGCCGAAATACTTCTCGATGAACTCAGCCGTTCCGCGCCATGCATTGCAACGGAAGAAATCGGTTTCCTTGTTCTTGCTATACGGTCGATCCACAGCAACAGAAAATGTACACACTTTATTGCCATTCTGCGTGGTCTTAATTTCCGGTGTGGCCGAAATGCGGCCTTTGATTACAATGTGATTCATTAAATTTCTCCTTTTATTAAAGGCAACGGAATGCCGCGATAAGCGACCATTTCCATTTGCCGTTTTTTAAGATGTAGCCATTTACATAGACATTTTTATTATCCGTTGCTACTGACACTCCGCGCTCTGAATGAGGCACGGGTGGAAGTTGCTTGCCGTCTAAAAAGACGGTATTCCCGATAGTAACAAGTTTCATGCCTTGTCTTCCTTCTTTTCAACCTTTTTATCTTTCTGTTCATCTTTCTCATCAGGCTTATTTTCGGACTGAGCAGAAAAATCGGTGCGCAACTCGTCAAGGAGTTTCTGAGCATCATCCGGCTTCTCGATATTGAAATAATCCGCGCTCGGCTTGCCATTGCTGTTACGGGCATACTTTTTCACGATTCCAGCAACGCGCGTGCGTTCGGCCTTAGACTCTTCTGTGCCCGTAAACTGGTCAAAGTGATTGCTAACGAGCTTGTTGATTTCCTCCACAATCGACTTGGCAATTTTGATATCCTCTTCGTTCTCTGCGGCTTCCTTAGCAGATTTCCAGTTGTCAGGATCGTCTTTCGGCGTAGCGACCTGGAAGAACTTCAACAGGAAATAACGGTTGCAATAGGTGAGTCCGCTGCCGACTGCCTGAGACGCATCCGACTTCTGTCCAATCATCGACCAATGCACGGACAGTGTGTCTTCTGGGTTGTCTACGTTGACCCATGTGTAAAGGAGTTCGCACTGCACAAGAAATTCGTTGACGATTTCTTCAAATGTGCCTCCGCCCTTGAGCGCCTTGACTTTCGTGTAAGAATACGGCGTGAGCGTCATCGTTCCGGGCACGATCTCCGAGTAGAGGTTGACGCCGTACCTGTCCATACCAGCAATGACTTTCGCAAGAATAGTTTCCTCGCCAGCGTACTTGTAATTGTGGCCTTCCTTGTTCTTCTGAACGACCTCAACGATTTTGCGAATACCGGCAAGTTTTTCGTGGAGGCTCATGTCTTTGATTTCCGTTTTCTCTGGCAAATGTATTTCCCCTTTCAATTTGTTTCCCAGTTCATATTTTCACTACTTCTAAATATCTTTTTACAGCGTTATTCCACGCTGTATTTACTGATATCTTTTTGTATGTCCAATCACCTTCGAAATCACAAAAATTACATTGACGTCGCATGCCTTTCGTAGAATACCATGTGCTTGTATTTTTCCTTCCGCATATCGGACATGGTTTAATCGGCATATATGATTTCTTTTTCACGAGGCTATAGCCGAGCTTATCGGCTTCAATTCTCAGTTCGTCGATTGTCATACACTTGTTCACGGATGAAACGATTTGACTCGTTCAACACATTTCGCAATTTTTTTCGTAGCCTCAACAATTTCACTTCGCGTAGTGTCAAATCCCATAGAAATGCGAATTGTACAAGCCGCCAGTTCATCTGACAGTCCAATTGCAGTCAGCACATGAGACGGTGAACCAGCACCAGCACTGCACGCAGCACCGGCAGACACATATACGTCCTCTTGGTCAAGCAGGAGCAGGAGAGATTCGCTCTGTACACCGGGGAAAGTGAGACTCAGGATGCTAGAGGACTCATCACCGCCGTTAACAGTGAACTGTCCCGGCAAAAGCTCACTCAGACCTTCCAGCATAAGCTCACGGTATGTCTTCCACATATCACGATGGTCATCCAACGTCCGCATTGCATATTCAGCAGCGACACCCATTCCAACAATGCCCGCCACGTTTTCCGTTCCGGCTCTCAGTCCGCGTTCCTGTCCACCTCCCACAATCAGTGGCATATTTGTCCGGACTTTATCGCTGATATACAGTGCTCCAATACCAAGCGGCGATCCAAACTTGTGACCAGACATGGATAGCGCATCAATGTAATTCGCCTGCACATCAATCGGCACATGACCTGCTGCTTGCACGGCATCCGTATGGAACAGTACGCTATGCTCTTGGCACAGCTCCCCGATCTCTCGAATCGGCTCTACGGTTCCAAGTTCGTTGTTGACCCACATGATAGAAACGCTTGTAGGCGTCCGTTTGGGAAGTTTTAGCCACTCTCTCATGTAGTCGAGGTCGACAACCCCGTTCTTGTCCACTTTGACCTTAGTCGGGATAACGAAATCGCTTTCAGCTAACGGCTCAAGAATGGATTTGTGCTCAATTCTTGAGGTATAGACCTGGCACAGATCGTCACCACGCATTAGAAGTCGAAACCACGTGTTGTTTGATTCCGTGCCGCAAGATGTAAAATAAATCTCATCAGGATTTGCGTTAATGAGTGCAGCGACTTGTTCTCGTGCGTTTTCTATGGCCTTTCTCGCTCTCACACCGTTTGTGTGTAGGCTCCCCGGATTTCCTACATTTCCTTTATGCCACCATTCTTCCATTGCTTCATAAACACCAGGAGCAAGTGGGGAAGTGGCGGCGTGGTCAAGATAAATCATCCAATATCCCCCTTTCAACGTAACTGCAAAACCCGTCTTTGCCGGTCGAGCGAAGCCAAACTTCGCGTCCGTCCAGCATTTGCGCGTTTCTCGCGCACATATCGCGTCCGCGGTTCCCCGCCCACAATCCGTGGGCGGGATTTCTCGGATTTTGGATTAGATTAAGAAGCCGAACGCCACGCCGTAAGAGTTGGACGCGTAGCCGCTGTTGCTGAAACCGCTGTAGCCCACATTGGCGAAAGACGACGAGCCGGACGCCTTAGGCGTCCGCAGCCACCAGACACTCGTTTGATCTCCGAAGCTCTTTACCCGGCTCTTTTCTCTGTCGAAAATCGTGAACCAGATATCATCTGCGTCCGATCCGGTATCGTAGTCGGTCACTTCCTTGCGGGAAAGCAGCCACAGCTTGTCATAACTAACGGACAACGCATCCCATCCGAGGTCTTGCCGAACCTCGCGTGTCTTGATAACGCTTCTCAGGTCTTCCGGCAGGCTATTGAATACTTCGCCATTCAGCCATTTACGCATCGCAGACTCTTTCCATCCGCCATCGTTCGTACTTTCTTTGTTCATCTTGTGCTCTACCTTCCAGCAGTCTTTCAGAACGAATGCGACCTCGTTTTTCGCATACGGGTTTAGGTGCGCTACCTGAACTGTTACCAGATCGCCGTCCGCGTCCGCAAAGGTGATCTCATCGCCTACCTTCAGATCGCTTTGGCCGTTCCTGATCTTCTTGGCGATCTCAGCCCACGAGCTGTCAGTACTCATTTTCTTTGTGACCGTCACTATCGGCAACGCCATTTCCTCGATCGTCACTTTCATTATCTTCCCGCAATCGGGGCACTTGATTGTCGTAATCATGTTCAAACCTTATCCTTTCTTTTATTAGCGATCATCTTGCCGTACAACCCGCATTCTTCCAACGGGACTTCCCGAATCACTTTACAAGACGGAGCACGAACTTGCCCAGAGCCATGCCTCGGTACAACGACCGTGCTCATGTCCACTTCAACTTCTAGAATTGCAAGATCAGGCCAAAAACTCCCGTATGCCAAGCACCAGTTGAGATATGCCATGTGGATGCCGTGCCCGCAATCTTCGTTTGGGTCAGTGCAAAAGCCGTCTGCCACAACTGATTTTCCGATCGTATACACAAAATCCGAATCCCAGTCCGACCGGTATAGCCTGTCGCGTTTCCTAACCGCCTTAAACAGTTTCGCTTTGCCGTTGCTGTTCTCAATGCCATAAAAATTAACATACTCGTCAATGGAACACGGATCTCGCACAATGCGTGCATTGCCGTATGTCTTAATTTTAGACGTATCGCTCTTTTGGTTGATTTGACTGTTACCAAACGCCTCAACGGAACTGTTATCCCGCGCCACAACGGAACTGTTATCCCGCGCCACAACGGAGCTGTTATCCCACGCCTCGACGGAGCTGTTCCCACACGCCACAACGGAAGCAAAATCATATTTCCGCCTTACGACAGCCTTATCATACTGCGTTCCAAACCTGATGTAGATTCTTCCATGATAGTCACGTGGAAGATTGTCAAGTTGTTGTTGCGTCGTTACTGTGATTTCGCTCATGTTGTTTCCTCCTCTATATCATGTTTTGGTTAAATTGGTGTCGGCGGCGGGACTCGAACCCGCATGGTTGCCCGATGGATTTTAAGTCCATTGTGTCTTCCATTCCACCACGCCGACAAGATTCGCTTGCCTGTATTATGCATTTCGGATAACTTGTTCTTTTGAAAATGGGCTGTCCAATATTCTGGACAGCCCGTCCAAATTCAGAGAAATGTTGTTCCCAGCAACGTCTCTCTGCCAGTTTGTGAGCCGTCTGTTCCAGCAGACGGCTCGTGCGTTTGTGAAGCACTGCTACTACATACTTATATTACACCATGTCTCGGCCTGTGTCAACAAAAAAATTATGCATTTCGGATAACTTGTGCGTTTTGTTATGGGGCTGGATACTACCAGCCCCAATTTGATTATTTAGCCGTTGCCGCCCGCTCCTTAAATGCGCGGAATGATGCCTGCAACACGCATCGTGACTCAGCACTTTCGTTAATATTGATACCCAAAATACAAATAAGTTTTTCAATTGGCATTTTTAAGAAGTTAATTGTGCCATGCTGTTGCTCATACTCATATGCTCTACGAAACGCGCCAGACATATATATCTTCTTGTAAGTCAATCCATACTTGCGTTTGTTCAAAGCATTGAAGCGTGTGAACATATTCTTGATATCAGAGCTGTCAAGTTTCGCCTTTTGCCTAGTACGGAAAAGGTATTCGGACTTTTTGTATTGGTATACAGACGCATATATAGTGCCGTAGCCCACACTGTCAACATATGCCTCAATCGCGCGCATTACAGCTCTGTTAAGTTGGACTGCCTTGCCATCTATAATAACAGAAAGGAATGACACATCAGATTTCCTGATTTCGCACATCTGGTCAATTGTGACACCGCACCATGCAAGATAAATTGCTGCAACAGAAGAAAGATACACATTCCTATCAGCAGCGTCAGACGAAAGAAACGTTTCTTCAACAGCATCCCTTAGCGTATCGAAATCCGGAAAATAAGTTTCGTTATTACCATCGGGGACTGGAACATCCTTGTACTTTACATTATCCAGCAATTTTAGTTGCGCATTCGTCATTTCTCCACGACTGATTGCAAATTCGATGTATTTCAGAATCACATTCTTGTAACGGCAAAAAACTTTTATATTTCTTGAGTAGAATGACTGACATACTTTAATGCAGTCTTCTTCTGTATGCATATTCTCAAAATTTGCATCCAGTTTGCCCATCAAAATTTTGACGCGACTTATTGGTAGCTCTATCTGAAATGCATTATTTTCTACGCATTCAACGAACGCATCACGCAGCGCATTTTCACTCATGACGCCTGTCCTCCTATTGATATTGCTATATTTTGATTGTCTCAATTATAGCACTACCAAAAATTCCAGTCAAGAGAAAAAATCCAAAATGCACAATTTTGTTTGAACTTATCCGAGCAACGAGTACGCAATTTTCTTGTGCGTTTCAAACGCCTCGTCATCCATTCCGGACTGTTCCGCCGCCTGGATGAAGAACTTTTCAACGAAATGCCTCAGTTCAGCCTCATCCAAAAGCAACACACATGAAAAGTTGTCGCTATATCCATATGAGGCCAGATCGTAAAGCATCATAAGACCGGCATGATACGTGGTGTACTTACCAGTTGCCTCATCGACATCAGAGAAAAGCCGCATATGCTTCATATCCATACTAATAGCTATATCGGCCGTATCATGTACACAACGCTTGATTTCCAACATCTCATCGTCTGTAAGGTCGTTCCCCATATCACTTGCAATATTTTCGCAAATAAACGACAGAAGCTCATCCCATACTCCGCCGTTATATTTCACGATAGGGGAGGTGCTATTCGTAGACCGCAACTCATAATTCCCAAATGGCACATCCACGACACCAGTTTTTGTGACGTATTCATTTTTTTTAGCGAACATTTTTCTAATTTTCATTACCCAAATCCCCTCCGTAGTAAAATATATATTGACAATCCCACATCTTAGCGGTATATTCACGTCAGATAAGAAAATTTTCTAATGCGACACATCGCAAACGTTCTTTCATTGTAAGTACACACTAGACAAAAACTCCAATTTTATGTTTTTGGGTTCTACTATTCTACATGAAAATTTTCTTTTCTTGCTAAAGAATACAACATAAAGTCTGTTATGTCAACAGCTATTTATGAAAATTTTCATTTTTGGTGCAAAAAATGGATAACTCTATTTACGACAAAATCAAATACCTTTGTAAAAGGGATAATATTTCGGTAACAGAACTTGAAAGAAAACTTGGCTTAGGTGTGAGCGCAATCGGTAAATGGCGCAAGTCCTCGCCGACAGCAGAGAAGGTAGCGGCCGTTGCATCCTACTTTGATGTGTCTACGGACTACCTGCTCGGCCTTACGGACGTGGAGAAGAACGTTTTTAAGGACAATATGTTGCTGTCACTCGAAAAAGCCATGTCTCGCATGACTGACGAGGACAAAGACAGAATGATGCGCATCCTAAAGGCCGGATTCGATGAGGCGTTCCAAGATGATGATGCATCTGCAAAATAATCTACAATCGCTTTCTTCAATTTAATACTACCATTTTCAAGATAAAAAATCAAGTGTAAATTATGCACAAACATAATTCGTCCGATTTGGCGATCATGTGCGTGATCTGAAATCAACTGTTCGTGTGTATGTTTTTAGCTCTGTATCGGCTTGCAAAATAAGCAGTATAGTTTGACCAGTAGATGCCTAAAAGCCGAAATTGACACATAAACCTCTATGTAAATGCAAGGATTCTGACAACACAGCTCCGCTAATCCCCGCACATTTTTGTGTGTGGGGCTTTTTTCTACGTATTTTTGCTTACTTCACGGCAATCCTACAAATGAAATCCTTCCAGATGAAAAATGTCATCATAGTGACATCCTATTTACTGGAACGCGAAAAGAGGTTATTATTTGTATAACAGAATAAAAGAAACCCGTGTAGATAAGCAAATAAAACAGGAGGTGCTTGCCTATGAGGCCGGTATAGCTCGTTCAACGCTCAGTATGATTGAGACTGGGGCACACATCCCAAAGGTCGATACGGCAATTAGAATCGCAAGGGCGCTGAATACGATAGTGGAGGATTTGTGGATCATTTAGTAGGGGAGAAGCATGGGAAATTTGACACACGACCAAGTGACGCGTCTAGCGGAACTTGCAGAAGAAGAAAAGGGGATAGCGGACGTGATATATTCCCTAGATTTATCCGGAAAGAGCTGCGGAATTGACATCCGCTGCTTATCATATATCGCAACATGGATTTATCGGCATCAAAAAGACCTTGCAGAAATATCGGATCAACTTGAAAGTGCTTGTAAATAGAAGAAACGCCGTGGATCATTCCACGGCGTTTTTATTATGCATTTTATTTTTATGCTTGCGCCACTCGCGCAAATATAGGGCTTTTTCTTTAACTGACCAGTCCGCACGCGGATACTGCCTTTGATACGGCATATTTGCAACGACGGCGCTTTGACACAACCCAGTTCGGCGCATAATATCTGAAACTGACATTCCGTCAGCTTTCATGCGCGCAATTTCATCCGTTCTATCTGTTGAATATATGCCTGCTGTGATGATGCACCGACGTACCACTTGTTCGTTCACGCCAATGATTTCAGCCGTCTTGCTGATAGATTGTGCCACAGAGTACACGTGCAAAATTGTATCATATCGTGACATGATTTTTATCCTCTGAGCTTCCACCGTTTCGATGAAAACTTTACAAGGTCATTTGTTGAATAAACATGATTATTCATTGCAACAGCGGTGAAATACAGTCCTTTATCAAACGGTTTCTTCTTGATTTCCTGAACAACGTCATACAAATCACAAGAGAACTGATGCCCCAAGCCGATTGTACGAATAGTTTTGATCGTGTTGGTCGCAGCATCCACCATCATCAGAGTCAGCGCGTACCCCTTTGTTTCATCCGTTGGACGCGACAGTTCGCCCGGAGACGGCAAGTGAGGGGAGTACGGTGCATCCGTCCAGTTGTTTGAACCACATTTCGTGAGGATATACAGTACGTCATTCAAAACAACGTATCGAATCTCAAACGGCTGGTTTGCCTGCATCCCAGCAATCTCTTTTTCGGTTGGGCGATTGAAATTATAGACAATCGTGATTCCGTTTTCGCCCATAGTAATAGCGACGCATTCCTTAGCGCCAGCAAGGGGAAGGTATTTTCCACCCACCTGCAAAACTTCAAAATCATTCATTTGTTATACCTCGTTTACATTTTACACGAGAATTATATATATTAACCGCATTTTATCACGAGAAAGTGTGCTCTGCAACCAATTCTTCCATTTCAGCGATCACGGCCTGATAGTCCTCGCCATTCACGATTTTTACAACAGCGTCGCGTCCGGCTTGCGCTTTCATCCGATTCGCCGACCGCTCATATTCTCTCGATTTCAGATAGGCAAACGCTCTCGGATATTTCACCTGCATTGATTGCAAATCGTACTCAGGAGGTGTTTTGTCCCTCCTTATATACGACCATGTAGCCACATCTTCTAGCGCTGATTCGACCTCTTTCAAGCCTAGAATAGCATCAATTTTGTTCTGGAATTCCGAAGCAGATGCCTGTTCAGCTTTTTGACGTACTTTGAGTGCATCCATGATTTCATTCCTGTATTCTTCAATCAAGAGAATATCTTTTGCGGAGACGCCTGTCTCTATGGCAAGCGTATTTTCGTCCCAAAGCTGAATTCTGTATTTTTTAATCAGTCTTACTGGAATTTTTCCATTGCAATTATTCATTTTTGGCATTTACTTACATCTGAATGCCAATCCACTTTAAGCTCATTCTCCTTACTCCTCCACTTGTTCTATGATATTGATTTGGTTGAAGATACTATCCAAATCTGCCTTTGGATATATATTTTTATACCAACTTATAGCACCTCGCTGTAAGTAGTAAGTTAAGGCACAGTTGATTAGCTGCGCCTCGTCTTTGTTAAGGTTGAGTTCCATTTTGCTTATTCCTCTTCTCCATTTGCTCGTCCGTAAAGATACGGCAAAGCCCTGCATATTCCTCCCCGGAATATCTCTTGGACGGCTGTTATTGTATATGTGACTATCCTAATCTGGGATCAAAACACCCTGTATACAAGTATCTAAATTGCCGGTATCGATCCACGCGGCGAGACTGTCCATATCTGGAAAATACCAATACATTTCTGCGCCCTCCGGGCTTTTGACCTGCGCGCGTGGTTCGATCGGCGCCCAACCTTTAACGTTATAATAGATATCTTCCGCCAATACGTAAGTGATACCGCCAAAAGTAACATTGCGTAAGGCTGTGCCCTTAATCATCTGTATCACGATATATACCCCCCCAAAAAAAACTACGTTTAACGTTTGTATTCTTCAATCAATAGCATATCTTTTGATTTTGGCATTGTAATATTTTCCGTTGCTGTTCACCACCCTTTTACATCAGAATCGGATTTCCATCAAATTTTCCATACTTCCGAATGTCCAAATCGTTGGACGTCCAAATTCGCAGGTTTTCTTGGCATTTACTCTGCCTCTTTGTAGACCGTGCGCTCATCCAAATAGCAAATTCGTCCATCCTCGCTACGCAGGCACACACATTCTGCGCTTTTCACGTGCAGGCTTCCGAGCCGATCAAGCGTCTTGTTGATACGGGTAGCGCGACCCAACTGCGGACAACGCATCAAAGCAACCGCATGAAAAAGGCTATCACCGTAGCACCGTCTGGTGATATAATGGCTATCATCTTCGGCTTCCACATCAAATCCGAATGTCACACGCAGCGGCTGTCCATCATCGCCCTTAACAAAAAGCCCACAGAAGTTCACATTGGAATTGTTCTGCCGAGTGTACACGGATCGTCCGAAAAATTCAATGTTCTCATACAGACCAGTCCATGTTCCCTTTGGAGAAACGACAGGGAAGGCAGGCATATCGTCCTCGCTGGATTCATCCGCCCAGCCCCATCCGTCTTCCGCATACCATTCATCCGGACAGTACAGTGCGTATTCAGAAATACGATTATAGTCCTCGTCGGTATAGTGTTTCGCGTATACAAAGCACGGCGCGATAGCATCCTTGTCCGTGTTTGCGATATCGTCCAGTTCTGCAATCGGAGTATTCGATTTGATATCAAGATGAAGGATTTTATTTGTATCTGCAATGTGTGAAAAGATCATCCCATATTTTTTCTGCAAGGCTTTTGCTTCTTCGATCGTCATAATATGTTCTCCTTTTATTTAAACATCGTATAGTATAATAATGTATATCCTTGATTTTTACAAGTCCGAATTTATCGCGCGATCGGCAACACGACTGCGCGCGTACCACCGTTTCCCCACATGGTTTCTTCAGAAGCCACATACAGGTAACGATAATGAAATTCGTTCGACCATTTATCCGATCTGACCAGCCAGCAACGCGCATTCTTTCCGACGGCCTCAATGGCATCTTTTACAAGCTTTACGTTAAATAGTCCGCTGACGCTTCCGAATTCACCGTTATATGCTTTTAAATCAATAACCGGGGCAACATCCGACGGGCGTCTGTAATAGCAATGCTCCCGCAACCATTCTGGAATAGCCGTCATTAGCTCCGGCATATCGGAGACAAGGTATCCGCTAACCGAATCCGAAACGATACTCATTTCCTGAATGATATCGAATCCGGCATCAAATGGGACATTGCTGTTCTGGATTTCTTCTCCATCCACAATGGATGTGTCGTACTGGACAACAACAACGCAACAATCCGTAACAAGAAACGACGTGTGCCCATCCATATCTGTTCTGGCATATTCGACCGAACCTTTTCTGTTTCGTTTTGCAATCCGCTTGAGCGCGGCGATCTGTTTTTTGGTCATTTTCTGTTCATCCTTCCTTCTAATTAGCACACGCTGTTCAACTTCTCCGTCTGTCTACGCAGAGACTCAAAAAATCCGACATCCAAAAACATCGCCGCTCCTGTTGCGATCATGTTTCCGGCCGTGATCCGCGCCATGTCATCCGCAGACAGGGTAGAGATATACGATCCGATATTATCCTTTGGTACTGTCTCCGGGCTGTTGCAAATCACAACGCTATCCTGACGCAGGCCGGAAGCCGTCGCTTTAATCGGCACATTTGTCGGCAGGTATCTGTTCTTGACTTTCGACGTGACCGGCAAGGCAATAATCGTTGATCCATAATTATTGCCCTTGTTGTTTGAAAAAATCACTCCTGGGCGAAGGCCGCGCTGTGCGCTGCCCTCGCCGCCAAATCTAATCCAATAAATCTCTCCGATTTTCGGATTCATGTTCATTCCTATGTATCCTCCAATTCCGTTCAGTGTTCTGTTCTGTTTTACTTACCAAAGCCCATCTGGCTTGTACGTTCCGTTTCGCTTACTTTCCGCTACCCATCTGCATTTGTCACAGTAGTATTCCGCAGCAACAAATTCCAAATAGCTTTCACGCAGAAGGGAAACGACCACATAAATGATGTAGAGAAAAATTGCCATCCAATAAATCACCCCTTTATGTATTTACTTTTCGTTCTGCCAAACAAATTTCCTCTGGATAAGCAGCCATTGTATCTCCGTTTTCAAACTGAATATTCCACATAGGCAAACATTCAAGGTCTGCTCCATCTTTATCTTCTGTAATTTCTTTTACTCTACCAAGTACAGTAAACTTCATTCCAACATACTTTCTTTCTCCATCATATGGAGTCCCAAAAGTATCAGCGAAACCAATGTGTTCGTATGTGTCAAAGCAATCTTTCACAAAAGACTTTTCTTCTTCATAGCTAAGATTGTCTCTTGTTTTATTGCAATTTTCAAATCCGTATGCCTTGTGCAAATCTTTAAAATTTGTATACACAATCAAGTCCTCCTATATTTTTGTGTTATTTGTCGATTACTTTCTCGTTCCATGCGCTGTTCATCCTCTAGGCGCTCAATCAAAGCATTGAGCGCCGCAACTTCGTTCTTTTCTCCGTACATGAGCAGACAGTCATGAATCCGATATAACAACGTGAGATCATCCGCTTTAATTCTCATGGTTTGTGTCATCCGCTTCATTGACGCGTCGAACAAGATCGTTCATGCAATCGAAAAATTTCTGCGAGACAGCAGCGTTCTTGTATCTTCTATATGACAGACTATCGCATCGCTCGTTCACAATGGTGACAGACACAAGTTTTTCATTGATCCATCCTTGCGTCCGAACCGGAACGTTGACACCATAACGATGCATGAGCATGAGCACAATGGACGTTTCCGCCCAGTTTCCGTTCGGCTTATAGAACGTAACTGCAACGTTTGACAGCTTTCCGCCGTTTTTAATAATCTGGATTGCCTGATGCACGGCCTGTTCTGCTTTCTGGTTTGTCTCTTCACGCATCCGGCGCTCTTCTGCTTCCTGTTCTGCTCTCATCGCAGCGCGCTTTTCTTCCTGCGTCCGCTTATAGATTTCGGACAGACGGACACATTCATCCAATTCATCCATGACACAAGCGCCGCGAAAATCCGGGAAACACTGTCCGTTCGTGTTCTTGCTTTTCAGATAACGATCAGTGTGCACATCCAAAATTTTCTGAATGCGATCAGCCCATCGCGCTGGCTCGTGACCAATACGATCCACCATTTCGTCCTCGCGCGCGATTGCATGATCGACAGCATTGTTCGCAGCTTCTCCATAAATGCCGCCGTTCTCGCTATTGTCTGCTCGCAGGCCGTCAAAGTACTTGCTACGGCCCGCCATTCCGCCGTATAGTTTATCCATCGCCACATTGAATCCGCAATCACTTACCATTTGATACTCCGTGCATTGCAGCGAAACCAGATAACCGTTCTGTTCCACATACAGCAGATATTTGTCCGTTTCCGTTCGCGGATATTCAAAGTCTTGTTTTCCGTCTTTCCGATAGAGACGGAAAGTTTCTTCGCCGTTCGATACTTCGCGGTCAAAGACAGCGCGCATTCTGCGTCCGTCACGGTTAAACATTCCATTATAAAAAAGAGGCTTCATCAGCGTGCAGCAGGTATTATTCATTTCAGTCATTATGTATATCCTCCTTAAATTTTATCGAAAGTATTTTCACATCAATCCAAATATTTAATAATATTTTTGGCCTTTTTCAAATCTCTTGATAGCAATAATAATATCGTCCGTATTACTGAATGATGTTTCGACATGGATATTTTTATGCTCATCGTTCCAAATAACGATTTTCCTATTCGGATTTGTTTTCTGAACCTGATATAAAGTAGGCAGGCCGTTTTCAAACGACACGGACTTGCCGTCTCTTGACATTGCCATAGCCTTTTCATTGATAAAATACATATGTATATCCTCCTTCTGTTTTATCTGATTTCAACGATCAACAATGTGTCTTTTGTAGCAGTTTCAAAACAGTGAAGCGTGTCCAGAATCAAATCACGAATGGTATCCGAAATGCTATAACTCGGAGAGCAATTATATAGATTACAATCATCGAAAAACGTCGCCATACTTGCACATCCACAGCGATCACCATAATAGTCAGAAATAAGCATGAGACAATCGCTATCGAATCCGGCATCAATAGCCTTCACACCACACCGTAATGCATTCGCTCTGGAAGCGATGTATTCAAGATTTTCGTTTTCCATATCGCAATCAGAATCGAGAACGCTAAAATCGCAATCCGGAAAAGCGTTTGCAAGTACGTTATGACCGTTAATCTTGCCTGCCAAAAATTCCGACAATTCAGAGATGGTACAAAGCATCAATTTTCCTTCTGTTCTCATCTATGTATGTCCTCCTTAATCTCTTGCGGCGCGCAGCATGAAGCGCCTAATCGTGGAAACAATTTCATCATCCGACGCAGGTGTTTCCCATTCAATATTCTGGTCAAAAAATCCTCTATCGCTGATCGTGTCCATAGTAACTTCAAGTTCATCCGTATCGCTGTTCAGAAATACGGAAATATAATATTTGTAAATTACGATACTGTAACAACCGGTTACATCAATATAAAATCCAGGAAGCATATGTTTATCAATAAAAGCTTGCAGTTTCGGATTGGTCATTTTTGTTTATCCTCCTGTTCATTATTCCTGTTCGGAAGTGGAAGTCTCCAAAACACTCCGCAAGGGTTCCGCTCCATTTTCGTTTCTTACAACACAAGTTATCCCATGCCGTTCCAGCAACACGGCGATTTCATCCAAATTCAGGCCGTTCATGTTTCGCCCTTCCTTCCCAATACGGCATATACTGAAATGCAATGTCGTACATCCCATTCCCTGTGATCTGATCGTGGAAGGTATTGACGAACAGGCTCTTGTTCAACCCCTCATCCTTGAACCACTTATCAACGACTCGCTTCGTAACCGGCGTAACGAATACATACAGATCAGAATTATGGTTAAACATCTGTTCGCGCGGATAACCTGCCTTTTCAAGCGCTTCCATTAGTGTAATACCCATCGTTTATTCCTCCGCCGCTGTTTCATCCTGTCTATTGTCGTTATACCATTCACGAATATAGGCCGAATCTGAGCAATCTACTTCCCACGATCCATCAAGAAATGTTCCATTGTCAGGAATAGGAATGACACCTGCATCATCCTTTGCAATTTCGATTGCTTCATCAAGCGTTTCCGCACTTACGTTAATAACACCCATCATTGTCCATGCGACTGGAATCTTCCAAGTTTTCATATTCAAATCCTCCTATAAAATCACTCTTTATTCTTTACTTCAGCACCAACACCATTTGCCGATACTTCCTTAAAACATCTTCCGTTCATCCAGTCTACACACAATAGATATTTTACATTTGGTACTTTTTCAAGTAGTTCTTTTGTGTCCTTACAAAAAACTTGTGTTATAGGTTTAAAGTTTTCATCATAGCAATCATAGAAATATGTTTTCATATTATATGTACCTCCTTATTTAAGCCTCTACGTCGTGCCACTTCAGGCCGCGCGCCTTGTAAAGCGGCATCCAGTGTGCCTCGTAGAAGTCATATCCAGCACCGTCAATTCCAAAGAAATAGCCAAACTGTTCCGAATAGTAAACGCGGAATCCACACTGCGAAAGGGCTTCAATACCATTCTGTTCTTCAATCCAATATGTGTCGCATGGATCGTGAAACTGCCACATTGTTGACCACATCGGCAAAAGGCTATCGCGGTCAACTTCAAAGCAATCATCGCTAACAGTCACGCGTGTTCCGTCATCTAATTCAATGTCATATGTAACATTATCCTGTTCGTCTTCATCCGTTTCAATGCCGACAATCTCACCATATCTTTCATCCGTTTCAATGCCAACAGGCATATCATACACATAGACGCGATCCGACATGGAAGGAAGCGTAACTTCTTCCCAATCCGCCATTTCAAATTTCATCAATTTTTCAATCATTCCGCTGTCGATTGCATCAAGTCCATCCACCCAAAGACGCGCACATTCACCGATCGTTTTGTATTCTCTAGTCATTGTTTATTCCTCCATTGCAATTCTCAATTCGTGGATCAAGTTTCTCAGATCGTCCAGTTTGTATTCCTGTGTTTTTGTCAGGTTCTTACTATGAAACTTGAAATAATCGAAAATATCATCAATGTTTCTGATAATATCGCTATATTTCACGTTGCGTTCCTCCATTCAAACAACTTCATAAACCGGCATCTGCGTCCAACGTGAAAAGACATACAATTTAACTTTATCCGCAGAAACGCCGCATTCATCCGCGATTTCTTCCTTGATACCATCCAAATTCCATGCGCAGCAGTAAACACTCATGTCGTCGATTTCTTCCGCGCTGTTCGGCTCTTCGTCCAGATCATCCGACACCATCCATTCTGTGCCTTCGTTGAAGTAAAGCGTTTCAAACTGTTCAATGTTTTTATCCGTGAATGCGGCCACAGGATAAAAGACATTATTCCAATCGACTTGTGCGCTTCCGCGAATCACGTTCCACGTCCATTTTTTGCCGTAGACAATAGACAACACTTCACAAAGGAAATTTTCTTTTGTGTTCAGATATCCGTATGGAATGTTATTATCATGGTGTTCAAACTCCCATCCATGCGAATCTGTAAACAGAAGGTTAAGATCGTAAACATCTCTATCCGTGTAGCGTTCTTTCATCGGCGGCAGGTAATACATGATAGCGTCAGCGGCATTTGCATATCCGTAACTGCTCAAATTCTCCAACACATAAGCAAGTTCCCACGAATTAACGATTTCCTTCACGCGGTCAAAATCTTCGCTTGTGTAGTCTGCGAAACGTTCATTTCCGCATACGTTAATCCGCTGTTCTCCTTCCGTATATGCTTCCATAAAATAACCCGCGTCTTGGTATTCCGGCGCAATCTGTCGTGCGTAAATCATTATGTGTTCCTCCTGTTATGTATTTGTGTGTGTCCGGCAGGCGTGAAGCGCCTGCCGGTTATCTGTTCGCTGTTCAGGAATTTTCATAATCGCCGCGCCCTTTTTTAGCTTCCGCCATGATAATGTCAATATTACGCATTAGCAATTCGCGCATATCGTCCAAGCGCATACTGACAAGATCATCGATTTCACGGATCACTGTTTCCTTCGTGATATTTCTACAATTACAATGTGCTGTCAGAATGATTTCGTCAAAAGTGATACCATCCATAAGGTTATCTTCTGGACGCAGATCGTCGCCGAGAATCCATTTTCTTTCATCCATTTTCTTTTCCTCCTTATTTAAGAGATCCGTTCCGCCTGTTCCGTAGCGAATGCAGCCACTTTTCGCAGTGTGTCCGCCGTCATGCTTTCCGGCACAGTCTCGCGGCCTGCAAGCATATGCGCCACAAAATCAAGCGCGCAATTGTCCTGCTCGTCGATATCGCCCAAAAGCGCAGCCCAATCATGCCCAAAATGTGCCTCGCACCATGTGCGGAATGCTTCCGGATTTTCAAAGTAGCGATCTGTATAATCTCCGTAGCAATCTCCGCTGTTATTTGCCTTCAGGATCACAAGGCCGCAGGCCGGATTATAAAACAGGCTGTACCATTGCCAATTCCGGCCGTTATAGCTATCCCACCCGTTTCCGTCAATCCTTCTTGCCGCTTTGATATCGGCAGCGTAAAATTTCTTCCCGTTCACGATTTTCATTTATATGTACCTCCGTTTTCTGTTCGTTGTTAAATTACTTTTTCGCCAAGCTTTTCCGCGTCCGGCAGGCGTGAAGCGCCTGCCGGTTATAATTGCATTTACAAGCTAATCTGTTTACGCGTAAACAGCAAATACAGGCCAATCCCGCAAAGGATAAGCGCGCCGCCTCCGTCACGCTCTTGCAATGTTTCGCCGTCTGCTACCAACACGAAACAGGCAACAGCGGCCGCAATCAAGAGCAGGCCGAAAACCTTTTGCGCGATCCATGCAAGCACGTTTTTTCTTCCAGTGTTCATCGTTAAATCCCCATTCTAAGTCCGGCAGGCGCGCAGCGCCTGCCGGTTATATCTGTTATACTTGCGCAATCGTAACGACAGCGCCGTCTAGCATGGACACATACCAGATAGCGCCGTCACAATCAATCAGACGGACGCGGACAGAATGCCCATCCGCGTCAAAGGTTTCATCTGTGATATAGTGGCCATAGCGCAACAGGCCGCGAACGACTTCATTTATTTTCGCCATTTTCGCCTCCGTGCGCCGCGTCGAATTCGTCCTCCATGTCTTCAAGCGCTTCCGAAATGCAGCTTGAAAGCAGATAGCAACGGATCGTTACATCACACGCCTCCGCGCCGTTTTCGGCGAGATAAGACGGTTCACAACCGAACTCTTCAAGCGCTTCTCCTAACAAATCGAGATTATGACAAACGTTTTCTTCCGCTCGCCATGTATTGCAGGTATAACTGCCGGAGGCGTTCCCTGTCACGCTATCGCAGATCCATAGCTCATCGTTTAGATAATCGGCCAGATCTTCGATCGTGTCATAATCCGCAAAATCGATATTTTCGCGGATATAATAGACCACGTCATTATAAACAGCTTCGTGATAATCGTATCTTTCCATTATGTAATATCCCTTCCGGCCGTAGCCTATGTATCTATGTGTGTGTCCGGCAGGCGCGCAGCGCCTGCCGGTTTTCTTGTTTCAACTTCGCCGCGTCCACCAGAGGCCGATCTCGTCCTCGTCATCTTCCTCATCTTCCTCATCGTCCTCAATTTCCGGCATTACACCCTCTTCGCCAAGGAAGGCGCGGAATCCTTCGCTGAGCAGGCACGTTCCGTGATAATCTGTGAACAGCCGTGCAACATCCTCACCGGAAAGATCACACAGAGCGTTCCACATTTCCATCTGCATATCGTTCATTTCAATTCCCTCCATATGTACTTGCGCCCGGCAGACGATCCGCGCCTGCCGGTTATCGTTATTTGTTCAGACAATCGCGCCGCACGCCATCAAACGACGCGTTTCCGCGTCGGCTTCGTGATAACGCCTCCACCAATTTTCCAGCCGTGCCTTCTCAGCAGCTTGTTTTTCTGTCAATGCTTTATAATCATCCTGGCCGATGATATAAACACGGCCTTCAAATGCCCATTCGATAGACGCATACCAGTGTGTGGTATGCAAGCCCTTAAAACGGCAAAAATATGCTTCTACAGCTTGCATTTCACGGAAACTAGCACAAGAAATTTCTGCGCGTTCATATCCATATTTCAAGCATCGGAAACTTACATCAAGATTGTTACGCTTGCAAGCAAGCGTAACTTTATTTTTCCAATTTTCCATTATGTAATATCCTTCCGGCCGGAGCCTATCGTGCGCATTTCTAGTCCGGCAGGCGCGCAGCGCCTGCCGTTTTTTTATTTTGTATGTATCTTTTATCCGTCAAGATATATCCCACGTGCAAGACGGATATTCTATCGGCAAACGCTTAATTGCATTTGCCCTGCATGTTGCTTTGATGGTACAACGCACCTTCCGGCCGGTCGAATTTTCTACACCTTCGAACTCCATATAATGGAATCTTTGCCCACGGACACCGGATTTTTTCTTGCGGCCTTCAGGTAACATAACCTCGATCGTTTTTGTTGCCTTGTCATAACTACCTAAGACCGTTTCGCAGTCTGCATAGCTAGTTTTGTAGCGCCGGTAAAGCATTCTTTCGATTTCCATGTTTTCACGTCCTAAAATTTTGTTTGTGTCCTGTGGTACTCTCTTCACCTTGACGCGCTCGCTTTGCTTCATCGCGCGTTTCCCCGGTTAGGATTTCCCACAGGCACAACATTCACTTGACAATGTACAACGCAAGCGCTATACTGATAGCGCTATGTACTTATGCTTGCATTTCTGCAAGCGCTTCACGCGCTTCTGATTCAGTCGCGTATTCAATCCACTCTAGGATGAATCCATAGTCTGAATACATAAGCGCCACCTCCCTTCTTGCCGTCGTGCGTCGTGTGCACGTCGGCTTGATTGGAGACTGTAAAACTTGAGATACAAGATTTTTGAATGGGGCTTGTCATCTCTTGTTTACAATATGCATTATAGACTAAAACAAGACTATATGCAATTCGCAATATGAACAAAATCTAGACTACATTGTTGTGCAATTTGTAGACTTGAATTAGTCTACATTTTATAGTATAATATTAGACTACTCTATAAAGGTTGATATAATGCTTGTCTATAAGATCGATATTTTGCAAGCCCTGAAAAATGCAGGCTATACCACATATAAGATCAAAACGGAAGGCTTGCTTGCCCAAGGAACTTTGCAGAAATTTAGACGCGGCGAAGGCATATCATGGTCAAACCTTGATACACTTTGCAGCTTGCTAAACTGCCAGCCCGGAGATATCATCGCCTATACACCAGACGATCAGCAGCAGAACGCAAAACAATAACGACAGCTTCACAACAGGCGCGGCCAACAGGCCGCGCTTTTTTTGTGCCTGAAGCCGTACAGGAAGCAAGGCCGGACACGGACAGACACGCCAAACCATAAAGTTACATTATGCATTTCGGATAACTGAAATTAGCATAGCACAGCACCGAAAGCACGTCAAGCCCATGAAAGCATTATCAGCACCTTGCACAAAATACAGTTAATCAAAATGCATAATAGCAAGATCAGCACAAGCACAAGCTAAAGCAACTACAACGATAGCGCAATCAAATACAAGCATTATTTGACGCTCAAATCGTTTTTGCACGCTGACCATCAAACTATACCAGATAGACCACAAAACCGTTTACAGATTAAAATTTTCTGTATCTACGTATATAAGCTAAATGTCAAACCGTACAAGCACACAAGCACAATGACAGCTTGCGCACCGTCACGGCCTGACTACTTGCACACGATATAGGCAGGGCAGACGCATATATTATATAGCTATACCTAATTACAAGCAAAGAACAAGCATATAAGCGTTTATAATGCCTATAGCTATAGCTACACTACTACATGCACAAAACAGCATAGAGGACAAATAAACACGGTTAAACAGCTAAACAGCGAATGACAGAATAAATAAAAGGACAAGAAACACAAACGAAAAATGTAGATACCAATGGAGCACACAAAAACCGCTTGAATCCGTATACACTGCAAAGACCTCCGGCGCTTCCTGCTATCCGTAGTCTATCCGGCCTCCGTGATCCGTCTGCTGCCAGCCTCCTATATAAAGTGAAAAAGACGGAAGGCGAAAAAAAGAATGAAAAAAAGTGTTATGCTGCTGCTGCTGAAAATTCTTTTTAGATAAAAGAAAAAAATCATCTCTAAATGTCATAAAATCGTGAACGTAAAATTATTTGACTTTTTTAATGTCCCCGGAAGCCTAAAAAGATCATTTTTATAGCAAAATACACCCGGTTTCAGTTCTGTTTTTTCATGGATTGCAGTATTAACACCTGATTTTTATGCGCTATCCGGCTAATGGGGGGATATCTGACATTTTTAGCTTCATAGCGATTTTGTGACAAATGTCTAGTACATTCATCCACACCTCTTGCTTTCCCATTTTCACCTTAGCAAACCGCTCATTCTTTTGGCCTTATAGTCTCAATATAGCCAACTGAATATGAGACTCAATCTCAATTTCGTTCCAACCCATGAATAATTTGAGAATTTTGAAGAACCTGAAAAATGAGAAGATGTAAAAAAGACCGTAAGACCGATTTGTCGTAGTAGAGTGACGATCACCTCCGCAGTTAACATCACGGAACTAGGTACGATATGGGAAACAGAAGAAAAAATAAAAACCTTAACCGAGATGGGAGATCTGTAGTTGGATGGTTGCTGCTGACTTCGGATTATTGTGTACGGTTACAAAAGAAGTTATCCGAAATGCATAAAATCAGTTTGACTTTTTGACCAATTCTTGATATAATAAGAGCATGAAATCAAAGACTTTTGTTGTACGGCATAAGGGGAGGTTACGACATTTTGGATAATGCTAGATACCAGTATTCCATCTTCGATACGGACTTTGAAGTGATTTCTACGGATACGATTGGCACATCAAGATCAGTTGCTCAGAAGCATGAATGTAAGATTATAGACCTTACACAAATGTTTCCGAATCCGACATCGAAACCAAGGAACAACAACGTAGGAAAGGAGCAAACCGTATACCCTGTAAAGGACAAAGACCAACTTCAAGCGATAGCTTTATGGTTAAAGGCGAACAAAGATCCCAAGTATTACTTAGCATTTGCGATTGGAGTAAATACTGGCCTTAGAGCGAATGAATTGCTGAAACTAAGATGGTCTGATGTTTTATGGTCAGACAAAACCGTAAGATACATTGATGATATTGAAGACACGACAGACAGCATCACCGTATATCAAAGCAAGACGAAAAAGAAAAGAAAAATATTTTTAAATTCAGGATGCCTGTCTGCACTCAGGTGGTATGTACGGAAGACTGGCAAGCAACCCAGCATGGAATGTTTTTTATTCCCTTCGAGAGAGGGGGGAGCTATTAAGGTAGACACGCTTCGTAAGGTTCTGAAAGAGGCTGCACTAGCTTGTGGTGTACGGCAAAACATCGGTACGCATTCATTGAGAAAGACATGGGGATGGAGTGAGTACACATCCAACCCGACACTTCAGACAAACCGAGACATTGGACAACTCCAAATGCTATTTGGACATTCCAGTCCTCAGACCACCTTACGGTATCTTGGTATTATGGATGAAGAGAAGAAAGCTCTATATCACGATATGTCTCTCTGTTTCGAATAACCAACTTGCTGATCCAAACACCTTACTGGTAATGAACTAACTTATGGTTTCATTACAGGCGTCCACGCCTGATTCAATAGCGTTAAACCAAACTTATGGTTTCATTTATCTTAAATTTCGCTTAATTCAAACTGAAGCGCCTGCGGCGGAAAGGGCAGAACGAGCGTAGCGAGGGCACTTTCGTCATATAGTTCCCTCCCTTATAAACAAAAGTAATTTTTGCTTTTTTCAAAAACCTAGTGTTATCAATGCTTTGCGGGTGCTTTTGGAGATATTTATGCAGGAAAGTATGTAGTCCGATTGCATATTTTGCGTATTTCTCGAAAAAATGGCCACTCACTCTGCGACTTTTTCACTCTATTCTTTGTTTCTCCCATTCTTTCAGATTTTGCACGTTTTTCTTCTTGTACGGTTCATTCTTTTTACGTTTTTCTAGTTCTCGTTGCATTTTCGTTGCCATTTCTTTGGCTTTTCTCATGATTTCACAGTTTGTTCACAGAATTTCATGATTTTCGTGTGATTTATGGTGCTCTTGTGTTGGTGCGCAGCGGGGTAGTGGCACATCTTCCGGCAGGCGATATTCGATCGACCTGCCGGTTGCTTTTGTGCAAGTTATCCGAAATGCCTAAAATATTGCTTGACAAGTCATGAATTATGGTGTACTATAATAATGCAGTTAACCGAAATGCCTAAAACATAATCGGCCAACTGCAAAGTCGGACACCTCAGACGAGATGTCCCTATTTAAAAAATATGAGTTATCCGAAATGCATAATACCAAAATTTGAATTGAGGGGAGAAAGGAATTGACTTTTAGAGAGTTGTTGCAAGCCGAGCATCCGGACGAGGTTGACGAAAAATGGGCTGGCGGGTGCTCTGGATGCCCATGTGATTATGGGTATGAGCCAGATGGAGCGAACGAGAGTCTTTGTGGGGTGGGGCATGACTGGCGAAATAATTGCAGACGTTGTTGGGACAGAGAGTCCGGCCTTGAGATTCTTGCTTCGTATGATAAAGATGACACAGAGCCGGTAGCGGAGTCAGATAATCTGGATGAAATGGACGAGCCGACGTGCAATTTTTGTAGTCATTATAAGGACACGCCGTGGTGTGTGGACTGCGAGGACAAGTGCCATATGTGTGTGCATAAGGCCGTGTGCCGGTTTACGAATGAATTTTTCGGTGAGCGTAAAATCTGCCGAAATTTTTTAAAGGTATGAGTTATCCAAAATGCATAATTTGAAAGGACGAAAAAATGAAGTACAAGCTGAAGGACGGAGAAAGATATGGCCTGCCGAAGCAGGTTGAGGCGTTTCAGTACAACGGAGTGCTTTCCGGTGAGCCGTGGGTGACGAAAGCATTCAATGATGGGGTGCTGTTTTGGGACTCGGACGAGTTGGACGGGTATCCGCGCAATCCGTTCCTAAGAGTTGAAGATGATGATTATAGCGTGGATTGCGGGGATTATCTGATTCTCTGTGGCAACGGTGAGATCGAGATGTGCTCTAAGGATGTTTTTGAGTCTGTGTATACGAAAGGGGTCTGATGGATGGAGAGCCTTGAAGAATACATGAAAGCCAATGGCTACACATTGGGCGAGGATGCAAGTCTGTGGAGCGCGCTTGGGTATGCAATGATGGGGTTATATGGCATGGGTATCATTACGGATGAGGAATGGCCGGTTCTTGTAAAGCGGTTTGCTGAGAAAGCTTCGGAGTCTGTGACCGAGGTGGGCGATGAGTAAGAAACTGCTGGTGGCCTGTGAAGAGAGCCAGAGAGTGTGTGCGGCGTTCCGCACGAAGGAAAGACAAGCAGTGTAACGTTTGAAGGCATCGCAAAAGCGATGGCAAATCAATGGGGTGATTTAGATAAACAAATGTGCAAGTTGGCATGAGGCCAGCAAGGATAGGAGCGTGTATCCGGCAGATAGATGCTGGGGAACAAGAGAATGTGATCCGTGCAGTTGCGGAGGCGATGAGACAAAGTGTGATTTCTATCCTGAGAGACGTAAGACGGCTTTGAAGAAAGAGAAAAAACATACTCAGCAAACCAATATCGTTTGGCATAAGGGAAACAAGTTGCCGAAAAAGGATGGCGAGTACCTGTGCTGTGATGCACCGTATTTCTTGTATCGAGTGCTCGATTTTGCAACTGATTTGTCTAAAGTGGACGATGAATTCGCTGGCATTCGCCGTCCTGGGTTTTACGATGTTGATAGCGAATGGGGCTATGTCGCGGTAGACGATGTTGCATGGTGGGCGGAAATCACGCCGGATTGTCCGGGAAAGCGGAATTAGTATGATTGATATTGGATTTGAGCCGCCGCTTGAGCCGCGTGCATATCGTGTGCCGGTTTGTCCCGTGTGCGGATCTGAGACGGACACGATTTTGCGAGATATGGATAGCGTTATCGTTGGGCGTCCAGAGTGTGTGGAAGCGGTTGATGCATGGGCATTAGAAAGAGAGGTTGTTGATGAAATTTAAGTTGGGCGACAAGGTGCGCGTGAAAGATAGTTCGAAAGTGTTACGTGATTGGCCTCATCCTCAGCACAGAGGAAAAGTCGGCAAAATTACTTCTGTTGTTCTTTTTGATGTTGATGAGTACGGATATGAGGTCGATTTTGCTCCGGGATATTATTTCTTTGATGATAGTCTTGAGCATTATGACGCAGAGCGAGATGCCGATATGGAATATAAAATCGGCGATCGTGTTATTGCGGTTGATAATGTCGGTGTGTATCCGAATGGTTCACATGGAATTATTACTGCTATTTATAAGAACCCGCCACAAAACGATGATTTTGATTATCGTGTCAAGTATGATGATGACTGCTACAACCTATGGAGCAAAATCGTATCTCTTGAATCGGACAGTATTTCTGCTGCCACATCTAAAAAGCCTGTCGTTACACCGCTCGTACATGGCAAGGAGTCAGTACTGGAAAGCAAAATGGAATATCCGTCTATCGTAATTACTTGCGAAGGCCAAAAAACAAAAGCGGTTCTCAAACGTGGCGATGAAGTTTTGAGACGCGCGACGGCAAGTTGCCATCCAGAAGATGATTTTGACCAGTACGTTGGTGCGAGTATTGCGCTTGGTAGACTGTTTGACCGACCGGTTGATATGGATGCTTATGAGCGTACTGAGCACTCCGATATGTCTAAGCCGTTCGAAGGCAAGGCTGTGTGCGTGGAGAAAAATGAGTCGTTCCCCATTTCTAAGTGCTTTACCATTGGCAAGGTATATGAGTTTAGCAACGAGTACGTTGTTGGCGACAACGGGACTCGTTATGTTGCGGGATCAACGATGGATGGAAACCGGGTTATCTTGGGCACAAAATTTATTCCGTTTACTGACGTGAGTCCTACTGCGACACGGTACGAAGGCACAATCGTTTGCGTAGATTCTGATACCAAAATGTTCACGCCCGGCAAAGCCTATAAAGTCAATGATGGTTGCGTCTACAATGATGATGGAGTCCTGACGATTAAGGTTGAGAGCGATAATATTGATGGCCTTAACGATGAGTTCGATGTCATCGGTGCGCGGTTTGTGGAGTTGGTGCAATCGTGAATATCTTTGATGCAATCGAGCTGGCTGAAGCGCGCCTGTATAACGTAACGCATTCTGAAAACGCAGTTCCGGCAGAAGCGGAATTTTACTCGTTGTGCGTCAAGGCTCTGGAGGAATACCGTTGGCGTTACGAGTAACTTAAAGCCAGAAACGCTTTTCGCGTTTCGATCTGATGATATTGGCAAGACGGTATTCTTGAGCGACCCGGATGAAATGGGGTGATTTAAGTGGGAGATTGTATTGACCTGTGTTCGTTGTGTGTCTATGGTTCTCCGAGCAGCTTGAATGGTGGTTGTTGCATTTGCCCGGCTGTTGGACGTGATGCGGTGAATGAATATGACAAAATCCGGTCTATGAGCGACGGAGAAATGAAGGACTGGATCCGTTCACTATGGGACGTTGCGTCGCACATGGGTATGCTCAGAGCTAATGAAATTCAGGAAGCAACGCAGAAGGTTGTTGATGAAACGATGAAGCGGCGAGAAGAGTACATGAGTAAGACGGCTAAGTTGTTTATGGATGATGACATGGAGGAATTGATGGATGGATGAGAGAAATCTTGTTGCGGTAAGCATTAAACATACGATTTCTGGTTGGAAATTTGGGATGCCGTGTTGGCTGTGGGGACGTAGGACAGAGAACGATGAAAAACGGTCGTTCAGTGGCTACACGCAGTATCCTAACGTTGCTGAAGTGTATTCGCTTAAAGAATGGCAAGAAAGTGGATACGGCACAATCGATGTGTGTAAAGTGGACGAGCCTGTGCAGATGTGCATTGGCTTCTGCAAGAAATGGAAGAAATATGATACCGTGCTTGTTCCGTTAGACCAGTACATCAAATACTGTGAGTGTGCTTGTCTGCCGCTTGATAAGCCGAAGGAGAGTTGACGATGAGCGGGTATGTTTCAAAGAATCAAGTGATTGAATGGTTTCGACCATATGGTCATTTGAATGAAGGTATTCCATACTACGAGCTTGTTACGGATATTCGTGATATGCCAGATGCAGATGTTGTTCCGTCAACGAAATGGACATTCGTTAGTGATGGATTGCCGCCGGAGTTTGAATATGTGCTCTGTTTAAGTGAGTATTCATGCCTTCTCGATGAAAATTATGAACCAAAATTGACGTTTAGGGATTACGAAATTAGGCGTTATATTGGCGGAACATGGTTTGGTTCCTTAACGAACGAGGAAGTGCTTGCATGGATGCCTCTACCAGAGCCGCCTGTGAAGGGAGAGAAAAATGACTAAAGAGAAAGCTAAAGTCTTATGTGAAGAGGTGTTGGCCAATGGAAGTTGATGTGTGTCCAATGTGTGGCGCGAATCTCTTTCACACGACGATTCATGCGTCTGTGCTGATTGATTGCCATTTTTGTGTGGAGTGTGGCTATCGTAGAGAGAAGATCCGTAAGACGCCCGGCATCAAATCTGGTCGGTGCGTGAATGGGAAGTACAGAGAGGTGCGCTATGGTATTCGATAGGAATTTCGAACCGAATGTTGACGATGCGAGAGCCGTTATCGCTGATCTGCAATATTTGCTTCGCAACAACCGGAATCATATACATCTTTCTCCGTCTGCGAGTGCTGCTGTTTCGCAAGCTGTGCAGGTAATTGAGGATATGATTGAGGCGAGGCAGACGGACTATGAGATTTTTCACGCTTATATTGATGGCTCAAAGCAGGCGGATGTAGAAATTAAACGGTATATTGAGCAGATGCAAGACTACGCCGCGCTTGCGCAACGCACGGTACGCTTTCTTGTTAGCCAGATACGAAAGTGAGGATATGGAGTGAGACGGATTGAATACTATCGGGCGATGAGTCCAGATTTGCTGGCGTATGCAATGAGCCAAAAATGTATTCGTAGTATTTGCGATATTGTCTGTGACGGAGATTGCGCGGCAATCCCGAATCTCCAATATTCGTCGAATGAGGTTTGCCGCAGGATCATCCGGAATTGGCTAAATGAAGAGATTTGAAGGGACGATAGCTAATAAAAATTAAGGTTTGCGACTCCATTATGGGTAGCGGGAAGACCGAGAGCGCCATTACTCAGATGAATGAGGATTTAGACAGCCGGTACATTTTTGTGACGCCGTATCTTAGTGAGGTCGAGCGTATTAAGAATGGTTGCCCGGAGCGCAATTTTGTTGATCCGCAAGATTATGGACGAGGAAAGTATGTCGATTTCCTTAGGCTCTTGGGAGAAAAACGGTGTATTGCGACAACGCACGCTTTATTTAAAAGGTGCGATCCGGAGATGACACAACTTATTCACGATGGTCATTATAAGCTCATTTTTGATGAATCGTTTGAAGCTGTTAAAGAACTTAGCATTGGTGAAAGCGACTTCAATACTCTTCAAGAATTGAGGCTTATTAGTATTGATGCTGATGGATATATTGATTGGATTTCTACGGATGATAAAAATGTTTTTGCTCAGAAATATAAAGACATATTTACATCTGGTCGAGTGAGGCGCTTTAACAATACGGTTTTTGTGTGGACTTTCCCAATTAAAGTTTTCGAGGCGTTTGAGGAAGTCATTATCTTAACTTATTTATTTGATTCGCAGGTTCATAAGTATTATTTTGACATATACGGTATTGAATTTGAGAAAATTGGAACTGTGGTCGAAGACGGGCATTATCGGTTTAGCACAGAGGGAAAAAATCCAGAATATGCGCGGTTGCTAAAATATCAGATTCACATTCTGAATAATAAAAAAATCAATTCAATTGGCGACAAATCTACCGCTTTGTCAGTCGCATGGTATCAGAAAAATCGTGGTAAGGACGAAAGAATATCAGTTCGGCAACTCAGCAAAAATTTGGCGAACGTTTTTGGCAACATTTATAACGCGAACAGCAAAACGGCTTTGTGGACAACATACAAACGCTATATGGATGATGTTGCAAATGGACGCTGGAAGAAGAGCTACCTTCAATGTGCTGCACGAGCCACTAATGAGTATAGAGATAGATGTCATCTTGCTTATTGTATCAACCCATATCTGAATCCGTTTATGAAGCGATATTTCAGCAGCTATGGCGTTGAGGTGAAAGAGGACGAGTACGCTTTGAGTGAGATGATCCAGTGGGTGTGGCGAAGCGCGATTCGAGACGGCAATGAAATCTGGATTTATATTCCGAGTTCCAGAATGAGACGGCTGTTTTCTAATTGGCTGGACGAGCTGGCAAAGGGTTAAAGAAAGGGTGGTTGAGTGAACGACATCAAAGAAACTGTCATTGAGCACATTTATGGTGATAGTTGGTGGGGTGTTTCTACGAGCGAATGGACTTGGCGTAATAAGATTTTGAAACTCAAAGATAAATTTCCTGACAGTGTACAGATTGTTGCGGACAATGAGGATGGCAGTCTATACGCCAAGATTCCGTTTAAGTTGGTAAAGATTTCGAAGCCCAGACAGGTTCAGATGACAGATGAGCAAAGAGCTGCGTCTGTTGAGCGGCTTAAAAAAGCAAGAGAGATGAGGGGAACAAAAACGTAATGGCAAATAGACGAGGCACGTGCCTGTGGTGCGAACAATGCGAGGCGTGCAGTACCAGATGCGGGCACTACACACCGGAAGATGATTTTAATATGAGCGAGTCATTTTACATGAGAATCCTTCGTGAAAATGCAAGGACATATAACAATATTACTAAGGATTTTAGTCACGGTGGTGATATTTTATAAGTAACACTAAAGCGGTCTATATCATTTCAGCGGATGCCAAGGATTTATTTCTCTCTAACTATTCCAATGACTTCTGTAGCGGGTATGGAATTAGGTATCGGACGGGGGATAATCGTGGCGCGATCAACACGAGGAAGTTTATAAACACCTTAGATTACAGTAAAGATCTTATTAAACTTCCTGAAATCTATGAGAAAGTCTACAGGCGAATGGACTTTTCATTCAATATCCGAGGCAAGGAGTATTGCAGAAGAGTTATTAACGTCACGTTTAAGTATAGCGTAAAGGAATATAACCGCTTTGGGAGCGGCCTCTATATCAAATTTGGCTATACCCAGTCTGACGTGACTATGAAAGATGGAGTGTGTCTAATTGACGGTGAGTTGGCCGCAATTCAGCTTGGACAGCCAGTAGATAACCCAATTTCAGATGAATTGCTCGGCGATTACTTCTGTTTCGAGGATGGCGCGTACCAACTTACAGGCAAGGCAATGAAAGTCCTGTACTCGGTGGCGCAACTTCGTGAAAAGTTGTACAAGGATGGATTTGTTTGTGATGGCATTCGATTCTGCCGGTTTAAGCGTAGCAGCGGCAGTAGCCGTGTAGGTAAATGCTTGTTCATAGACGAAAAACTGTACAGTCGTATTCACAAGTGGGAAATGTGTGGACTCAAGATCAAGGAAGGGCAGCAGGTCGACTTGGCAGCTCTCGAAGCGTATATTGCACTGTCGTTGAGCAGCATTATCGGACTGATTAGCATCCGGCCTGAGAATTTCTTAGTCATTGACGATTATAATAGCGTATTCAAAGACAAGGTTATTGCTGTCAAGGCGAACAGCGATGGTTGGCTCACATCTGCGCCGGAGGAAGTTGAGGTCAGCAACAGCATTTGGGACGGTCAGTCTCTTATTGATAAGAGCTTGCTTGGAGAGTACGAGGACAAGGGCATGGTTCTCTTGCGGAACCGTTTCTTTAAATCAGCGTGCTTCAACTGTAACCTTCAGCAATTCTTTGCAGATCACGGGATTACGGATGTCAGTCAACTCAATGGCCGGACATTTGCCAATGATATTAGGGATGTTAAGATCATTACGACGCCGAGCAGTATCAAATACCTGAAATTTGGTACGCTTGAAAAATGGTTGCAGTTGCTTGATGAAGACGGAGACTTCGGTGTAGTGAAATACGAGAAACCGACGCATTTCTTTGACGGCGACATGGTTCAGACGCACTACCAGCTCTTGAATACCTTGCAGATGTCTCAGGACGATGTATCAGCACTTGTACAACCGTCTCTTGATTATTTGAGTCTTATTCAGAGCGACCCGACCATCTTGAGATTTCATATCAAGCACGGCGGAGCTGATGAGAAAATCTCGTCTGCTGCAACGACAAATGATGTTGTGTATCAGATGCTTGGGCTTACTGATAAGTTTTCTGGAACAAAACTGTATCATGAGTTTGTGCAGGATGTCTCGCGTGCATTCAAAAAGAACTTGCGGCGAGGGCATTTGCTGGTACATGGCAACTACTCGACGTTGCTTGGCAACCCGATTGAGATGCTGTGTTCAGCAATCGGACAATTTGATGGGACGAGTCAGATTGGTGTCGGCAATGTGTACAACAAGAGTTTCGCCTTTGGACAAACTCTGCTTGGTAGTCGTAGTCCTCATGTGACAGTGGGGAATGTATGGATAACCAAAAATAAAGATAACGCGGAAATTTCGCGGTATATCAACGCGACAAATAATATTGTGTGCATCAATAGTATTGGAGAGAACGTACTGATGCGGTTGTCAGGTGCGGATTAACCTTAAAAGTCCGCCATGAGCAGGAATGCTCATGTAAAAAGGTTGGTGAACCTCTAAATAGAGGGTGTCTCAAATGAGGCTAACGGTAGAAATCTAAACATAACACAGAAGTAAATTATTGATTTCATTAAAAGGAGGTGGCAAATGGAAGAATATAGACCGGTGAAGGGATATGAGGGGTATTATGAAATAAGCAACTTTGGCAATTTGCGTTCCGTTGACAGAATCGTTGTGCGCAACGATAATGTTAAACATCATTACCGTAGGCGGTATATGACAAAGAGGTTTAATCGGGATGGCTATCCGACTTATAAGTTGTCAAAGGATGGCGTCGGTAAAATCAAATTTGCGCATAGGCTTGTCGCAGAAGCGTTTTTAGACAATCCAAATCAATATAGCGATGTGAATCACATTGATTCTAATAGGGCGAATTGCAATCTTGATAATTTAGAATGGCTGGATCACAAAAGTAATGTCAGTCAATCTATTTCCGAGGGAAGGCATTTTTGCACGCGAGATATTAAAGGGGCGAATAATCCTAACTACGGGAATACAACGTTACATGAGTTTTATCAACAACATCCAGAGGTTGCGAAAACATTATTGTCTCGTAAGGGAACACATAATGGGCGTTCGAAACCCGTAGTTTTGATAGACAATGATAATGGTACGTCTATTCCTTTCGGCTACATTGGTGAATGTGTTGACTATTTGATTAAATCATTTAACTTACATGTTAACGTGGATTATGTAAGACAACGAATTTCCACGGCTGCTAATAATGGGAAGCAATATCTAGGTTTAAATTTCAAATTTATTTAATGTGTTATTGCATGATGTTACCGTGCCAAGGCTTTTGCGAAAGTGAAAGTAAGGTGTAACGATCACCGGAAATAAGCTAAACAGCAATGCACGCTTAGACCGGGTACACTGCGGTGAAACTCCGTAGCTTGGAAGCGCCAGCCCACCTATGAAGGTGAATGAGATGATCTACTCCCGTACTAAAATATCGGGAAACCGAGGGTATAAAGGTTCGACAGTGATGTTGTTATGTTAACCGACAATCCGATTCTAATTGGTGCAGCACAAAAGAATTATGATAAGTTTCTTGTGCCGACGAGTCTTGTTGATGCCAAAAAGGTCGTGCGCCATTACACGAAGGAAGAGCAGGCGGATTTGGACATTAAGACGTCGGTAAACAAGATTGGCGAGATTAACTATAGTCTCGGCGCACAGGAATGTGCGTACAAATTAACGCATTGAATTGCTGGGACGTCGTAAAGCTCATATGCCAAAGCGTATGGATGAAATATGCCAAAACGTATGGCGCGAAAGCAGAAAAAAGATGTGAGATGGCGCATGGTCAAATCCTAAACGCTAAAGGAATCGATAATCAGCAGCGAAGCCCTGAACAGGGGAACGTTCAACGACTATCCCACGGGTATATACATGGCGGTATATGCCAACAGGAGTAGGGCGCAATTGCAAAGGCGTGGGTGAGAATCCCTTAAATCGAAGTGGTGCGCATTCAGAACGAATGAAGATATAGTCTGGACATTGCGTGAAAGCGCAAGAGTAAAACTGCCTATGGTTGCGACATAGGTCAACGAAACGTGTGAATCTATCGCAGGAACTCAATACGAAACTTTGGGACTTGCTTAACGGCGGTTGCAGTTTTGAAGATGTTGAGGAACTGTACTGTGACATCGCAAAATTGGATATTCTTTCCGGAATTGAGATCGATAAGGCGAAGAAAGAATTTGCAGTTGATAGTGTCGCAGAAATCAAAAAACTGAAAAAGAAATATTGTGAGCACGATGAGCGTGGACGGCAAATCAAGCCGAATTTCTTTGGCAAGATTGCTCGAATGAAAGGGTATTACGATAGCGAGAAGAAGAACTATCGGTTCCATGATACGTCGATGGATTACCTTCAGCATTGTTTGAATGGCAACAGAAATCCGAATTACAAGTCTGAGCCGATTCCGTTCTCTGACCTGCTCAAACCGAATGAGTCGCGGCAGAGTGTGTGGTATCCGCAAGTCAATCGGATTCTTGGCCTTGTGCGAAACATGAGAGATCAGGTTAAGGCGGTCTGGAATAGTACGGACGATGGGTTGGATAATGAGATGAAAGCCATTATGACGGCTGAAATCAAAGATGAGTGCCAACAGTATATTAAGGCAATCCATCTGAATCCGAATACGGCGTATCGTCTGTTGCTGGCGATTGAAGATCCGGCGAACAAGGATATTTCGCGCAGCTTGTTCTCCATGTTGTTCTCAATCCCGAATGATAATTTTGTCAGTTTGCTTGAAGAACGGCGAGAACCGTTGCAAGGAATCGTTCAAACGGACGCCGGAACCATTGAAATCTACGGTCGCAGGTATCGTAAAGTCCCTCTGTTATCAACAAAAACAGCGTGAATTTTCGTTAAAAATGCACAAAAATTTGTGATTTTGCAAGATTTCGTATTGTAGTTAATTACAGAAACCGTTGAAAACACTAGGTTTTTTAGATTGGTCAATTTGTGGTCATATAGGATGGGGAAGAAATTCTCCATCCTATTTTTGTTGTTAAAGGATGATTGATTTTTGGTTCCTATCACTAAGGATGAGAAAATGGCACTGATGAAGCAGTTCCCGCACAAGACGTATCCGCGCACGATGAAACAGGACTCGAAGCGCGGCCACTATTATTGCGTCGAAGAACCTAGACTTATGCGAGCGCTGAGAGCGTATCGACAGTCGAGAGTGATTGAAACGCATGCCGCAAAGCGGCGTTGATGGGTGGTGCGTGTGTGAACCCGAAATATGCAAAGTATGAAAATGAAACCGATTATGAGTATGGTCTAAGGCTGATTTCCATCAAGGTCGAGGAATCGCCCGATGATCTCGACTGGCAAGACATCGTTGAGGCGCTTGACCTTAATATTCACAGAGACAGCCTGCGCAAGGCTGCGTCCACGACTCCGTATTCCGGTTACTCTGTCATGCAGTATTTCAAAAAGAAATACGCCTGTGAGCGGGTTGCAGATGGCGGAAATTACGCTGATGAGATTGATGTGAAAATCGGTCAGATGCGCAAAGAGGCAAAGAAGCTCTTTGACCAGCGCCGTGAGTTTAATAAGCTCGTGGATAAGCTCGGTAGGGAAGAACACCTTGAAGACCAGCTTGTAGATGCAGCGAATCGTTTGAATGAACTGCAACCTCTTGTCGAGCAGAAAGAATTTATTCATTGTGGTGATAACGAAGCTATTGTTGTGTTTGCTGATTGGCATTACGGTCTTGTGGCGGACAACATTTGGAATCACTATGATACAGACGTTTGCCGTGAGCGAGTTGAAAAGTTTGTATCTAAGGTAATGAATCGTTTGCTCCTGCACGAATGCAAACGGTTGCACGTCGTGCTCCTTGGCGACGCAGCTCATGGAGCGATTCATACATCTTGCCGCGTTGCGTCCGAGGAACTTGTGTGCGATCAGGTCATGCAGGTGTCTGAGATTATGGCGCAGGCAATTTCTCGTCTTGCTGATTGTGTTGATGAGACGGTTGTCCACGCGACATATGGTAATCACCTCCGCACGGTACAGGATAAGAAGGATAGTATCCATGCTGACAACATGGAACGGCTGATTCCGTGGTGGCTTCAGCAGCGCCTTAAAGACAGAATGGACATTATATTCCCGTCTGCGGAGTATTATGAGTTTCTATACTTTGACGTCTGTGGCTACAAGGTTTGCGCGACGCATGGCGACCTTGATTCTGTGCGTGATGCTGGCCGTAAACTCAATACGCTGTTTATGAAGAAGTATGGTAGCGGGATTGACTATGTACTCCTTGCCGATAAACATCACATCGAAGAATTTGAGGAACTTGGCATTGACTCAATGATCGTGCCTAGTCTTTGCGGCGTTGATGAATACGCCAACAATAAACGTCTGTATTCTGCTCCGGGACAGTTGATGCTCGTGTTTAATGCACGCGAGGGCAAGGATGCGACGTATCAAATCAAATTAAATTGAAAGGTTGAACTAAAATAAAGAAAATTGATATTGTAAATAAACTTTATGATCTTGGCTATCGAAAATCTCAAAGCCGATATGTTATCGACGATATTTTTGAGATTATTTCTGATGCCATTATCAAGAGAGAGCGTGTTGTCATTAGGGGCTTTGGAGCCTTTGATGTGAAAATGCATAAGGGGCGTATGGGTACTGACCCGAAAACGCTTCTGCCTATGCCGTATGACGATTACCCGGTCATCACGTTTACGCCTGGCGATCTGTTGAAGGAATCTGTGAAGACTGGCAAGAAGGTCGAGCATATGTATTGCAAAGAGCCTGAGTCTGAATCTGAAAAGTAAATAAAATATGCCCGCCGAAGTTTGCGAACTACCGGTAAAAGCTCGACGTCGCGGAACGAGAAAGCCAATGGACTTGAAATTCTTGACGCCGAAAGGCATTGTGCTGTCGTGAAGTATATGTTTGGAAATATCCAAAATGCATAAAAAGTTGTTGACATGTCGTGATTCTCGTGGTATATTAAATATGCGAGTTATCCGAAATGCATAATATATTTTGCGATACTGGGATGTGGTGTAATGGCAACACATCAGACTTTGACTCTGATATTGTGGGTTCGAATCCCGCCGTCCCAGCCATGCGGGTTTTTAGCTCAGATGGTTAGAGCGGCTGACTCATAATCAGATGGTCGGGGGTTCGAATCCCTCAAAGCCCACCATACAGTAGGGCCGGACAAGTCCGAACTTAACGCTCGTGGAGATTATGCAAGACCTAGTAATAGGCAATGGTCGTTGAAGCGAGAATCCATTGGCTTTAGTCATTGGAAGGCCAAAGATAATCGGTCGATCTCGGTTCGAATCCGAGTGGGGGTTCCACAATCTGTGTGCTACGCATACACTGCGCATGGCTCCTATATCCGAAAGGTGAGTATGCGGCTGGTTAGCGCTCCGGTCAAAGTTAAAAGCGCACAGACGGCAACTTGACTGCCCGTCGTGGCCATGATGCAGTTAGCGGGATTGCCATCCGCATAACTGTTGAGCCTTAAACAAGGGTTGGGCGGTTTCCACAGGGCAATGTAGGCCGATGCCGAAAGAAAACGCCATTTCCATGCTTCTATAGCTCAGTTGGTAGAGCGGCTGATTTGTAATCAGCAGGTCGGGGGTTCGAGTCCGTCTGGAAGCTCCAATGGCCGTTTGTGCCAACCCAATAAGCCTCTGCTAAAGCAAGCGTATCATGTTGGGTCGTGTGTAAAAGTAGCGAAATCGTGCTGCTTTTTTTGGAGGCTCATTGCTGAGATGAGCACAGTGATGGCTCTTGTTTTCAATCGCGTATGGAGAGGCGGTTAGTTGCGTAGGCTCAATGCGCTACTAATCGCCGAATTTGCCGGTGTGATGGAATTGGTAGACGTGCTTGACTCAAAATCAAGTGCCGCAAGGCGTGCCGGTTCGAGTCCGGCCTCCGGCACCACAACATAGGAGGTGAGATATGATGGAATATAGTTATAAATTCAGATTGTATCCGAATAAAGAACAAGAGGATTTAATTCGACGCACATTTGGTTGTGCTCGGTTTGTGTTCAATCATTATCTCGCCGAACGAATTGAAATGTATAAGGCAACTGGAAAATCTCTGAATTTCTTCGATCAGAACAAGAATTTAACCAACTTGAAGAGACAAGAAGAAACGATATGGTTAAAAGAAGTCGATAAATGGGCATTACAAAACGCCCTTAGAGATTTGGATGCTGCCTATAGAAATTTTTTCCGTAGAGTAAAGAACGGCGAGAAGCCGGGCTTCCCAAAGTTTAAGAGCAAACACAATCACCGGCAGAGCTATCGAAGCCAGTGTAGCAGCGGGAACATTAAAGTCTTCGACAAATCCATTCAACTTCCGAAACTAGGAAAAGTCAAATGTCGTGTCTCGAAACAAATTAAAGGTCGGATTCTTTCTGCGACGGTCAGTCAGAACCATAGCGGAAAATACTTCGTAGCTATTTGTTGCACAGATGTAGAAATGGAGCGGTTACCAAAGACTGGTGCAACCGTTGGATTAGATATGGGCATTAAGTCATTTGCGGTCACGTCGGATGGCGTTGAGTATCTGAACCACAAGTATCTTGCTCAGTCAGAAAAGAAACTAGCCAAATTACAACGTCAACTCTCTCGAAAAACAAAGGGGAGTAATCGTTGGAACAAAGTTAGGATCAAAGTCGCAAGAGCGCATGAACACGTGGCCAATCAGAGACAGGACACGATGCAAAAATTGTCTACTCAGCTCATTCGTGAGAATGACGTGATTTGTATCGAAGATTTAGCACCTAAGAATATGGTGCGAAATCACCACTTAGCAAAGGCCGTTTCAGATGCAGGATGGAGTGAGTTTCGTAGGCAGTTGCAGTACAAAGCGGATTGGTATGGAAAGAAGGTCGTTGCGATTGACCGCTTTTATCCGTCAAGCCAACTTTGTTCCTGCTGCGGAACGCAGTGTGTGGGAACAAAAGACTTGTCCGTGAGAAACTGGGTTTGTCCTGTCTGCGGCGCACGTCACGATAGGGACGTGAACGCCGCAAGGAATATTCTTAATGAAGGATTGCGCCTGTTGGCGTAACCACATAGTAGGGCTGGACGAGTCCGAACTTAACGCTCGTGGAGATCATATAAGACTTGTTAAGCAAGCAAAGATCAATGAAGCGAGAATCCCCTGCCTTTAGGCATGGAGAGTGTCAATTGTAATTAGTGCTCAAATGTGGAGAGTTACCGAAGTGGTCATAACGGGGCGGTCTTGAAAACCGTTAGGCGGCAACGCCACAGGGGTTCGAATCCCTTACTCTCCGCCATATAAATAATAAATCATATAAAGGGGAATTGTTTGTTGGAGTCCAAGGTCTTCGAAATTATCGAGAAAGAAAAGTACCGTCAGAAAATCACTTGTGAGCTGATTGCAAGTGAGAATTTCGTATCTGAAGACGTTATGAGGGCTGTTGGTTCATGCCTCACGAATAAGTATTCTGAGGGCTATCCGGCCGTAAGAGCGTCTGGAAATAAAGGTCGCTATTACGGTGGCTGTCGGTATGTCGATGAGATGGAAGAGTATTGTTGTGATAAGTGGCGTGAGGCGTTTAACACTGACTATCATGTCAATGTGCAACCGCACTCTGGATCTCAGGCCAACATGGCCGCTTATTTTAGCGTGCTAAAACCGGGCGACACGATTCTTGCTATGAGTCTTGATAACGGCGGACATCTCACGCACGGCTCTGGCGTGAATTTCAGTGGCAAGTTGTTTAACACCGTGTTTTATAACGTGGATGCAAATGGCTTCATCGACTACGACGATATTGACCGCAAAATCAAAGAGTGTAATCCGGCTCTCGTTCTTGCTGGTGCATCTGCTTATAGTCGGATCATTGATTTTGAGCGCATCTATAATATTATTAAGGCAAACTCGACTGACGAGTATAAGCCGTATTTCATGGTGGATATGGCACATATTGCAGGACTCATTGTTGCTGGCGATCATCCGTCCCCGTTTGGTCTTGCCGATATTATCACGACAACGACGCATAAAACGTTGCGCGGCCCGCGCGGTGGCATGATTTTCTGCCGTCCTGAGCTTGCAAAGAAAGTGGACAGTGCTGTATTCCCGTGCTGTCAGGGCGGCGCGCTTCAGCACGTCATTGCTGGTAAGGCTGTCGCCGCCGAAGAGGCGTGTACTGATGAGTACAAAGAATATATTCATCGTGTGGTTCGCAACTGCAAGGCGATGTGTGATGAGTTTATCCGGCTCGGCTATAAGGTCGTGACGGGTGGTACGGACAACCATCTGTTTCTGCTTGACCTGACTGAAACCGGCCTGACAGGGAAAGAAGTCCAGGATGAACTTGACCTACACGGAATCACACTTAATAAGAATTGCATTCCGAATGAGACACGTTCCCCAATGCAGACGTCTGGCGTGAGAATCGGTACTGCGGCAATGACAACAAAGGGGTATGACGCGTGTGATTTCGTTGCTGTTGCGCGCAAGATTGACTATGTCATTAAAGACATGGCGCGTAAAAAGATGGAGGATGTATATGAAATACACAGATGAGGAAACAATGAAGGACGAGGAATGGGCGTAACGTTCTAAAAACGAATTTGACCCCGGCCATTTACGGCCGGGGTTTTCTATATTTAAAACGAAGGGTGGTGTGGGCGTGGCATATAAGGATTTGAAAGCTCCCGCCAAAAGGCCGAAAAAGGCAACGACGGCGAAAAAGAAGGTCGTAAAGAGTGCAAAGCCGGTTGAGATTGAACCGATTGTGGAAAGCGACGATGTATACCGGTGTACTTGCTGCGGCCACAAATACAAGAAGCAAGAGACGAACTTTTCTGCGTCAAAGTCTCCTATTTATAAGGGGAACAACGGGTATCTGTCTATTTGTAGAAACTGTATTGCGGAATTGTATGAGCAATATGTCAAGTTTTATGATGGAGATGAGGATGCTGCGGCGGAACGGATCTGTCAGATAACAGATATGTACTTTGACAAAGACATTTGGGCGATGTCGCGCAAAATCAGCAATCGCTCAGAGGGCAAACCGCGAAATCGAGTCAGTGTGTATGTGTCTCGCTTGAATTTGCGTGCGGCGAGTGGTGCAACAACATATTCAGACACACTGGTGCGTCAGTGGGAAGCTGACGTCGAGAATGCTGAAACCGTAGAAGAGGTAGAGCAGAACGAAGATATTGAAGTCCCTGTTGAGACTGTAAAGCGGTTTGGTACTGGATTTAAAGAGGGTGAGTATCAGGCTTTGCAGGACGAGTATGACAGTTGGGTCACGAAATATGGTGAGCCTGAAGATAAACGTCAAGAGGAACTTTATGTGACGATCTGCTATATGAAGTTGAACCTACAAAAAGCAACGCGCTCTGACGCCGGTGGTGTTGGTGCTCTTGCAAACTCGTACAAGCAGTTGATTGAGGCTGCGACTACGGAGATTGAAGACCGCAAGCGCAAGGTTGAAGCTGAAATGGAATTAAAACCGCTCGGTGTTCTATATCGAGACATTGAGCAATTTACTCCTGCTGAATTTTATAAGGACAAGAAACTTTATAAAGATTTTGATTACCTTAAAGAGTATATTGAACGCTTTATGAAGCGTCCGTTGAAGAATCTGCTGACTGGCTCTAAGGAACTGGACAAGGAGTTCAACCTGTCTGAGACTGAGGGGTGATTTTGTGGCGGATAAGCAAAAGCCTCTCGACTATGAAAAACTTATGGATGATCGCCAAAAGCATCTGCATGAAAATTTCTCGCAGAACAGCTATCTTGGCGACCAAAACCATGTGAAGAAAGTGCTTCTGTGGATGACGTTTTGGCGGCGGAATCCCGGCAGATTTGTTGAATATTATTTTGGAATTACGTTGCATCTCTATCAGCACATTATTTTGATGTTGATGGACTATTATCCGAGCATTTGTATCGTGGCTGCTAGATCTGCGGCAAAGTCATTTTTGATTGCAGTATGGGCGTGCAAAGAAGCTATTCTGCGTCCTGGCACAAAGGTAGTCGTTGCATCTGGCACAAAGGGACAGGCCAAACTAATCGTTTCTGAAAAAATCAGAAAAGAGATTCTTCCAAATTCCCCATTGCTACAAGAAGAGATAGACGTAATTAAAGACAGCCAGAATGACATTGAAGTCACGTTCAAAAACGGGTCTTCTGTGTCGGTTGTCACAGCGAATGATAATGCTCGTGGCCGTCGTGCTACGGTCAATATTTACGAAGAGTTCCGTGTCATTGATAAAGAGGTCATTGACCGCGTTCTCTCTCCGTTCCTTGTCATTCGTCAAGTCCCGTTTATCCAGAAGCACAGCGATTACGCTTCGCTTGTGGAAGAGCCAAAAGAAATCTATATCAGCTCTGCATGGTATCGAAGTCACTGGATGTGGGGGTTAATCAAACTATTCACAAAGAGTATGATGACCAATGATGATGCCATTGTAGTTGGCATGGACTACTCGATTGCTTTAAAACACACAATTAAAACACGAAACTTCTTAATCAGAGAACGGAAGAAGCTGGATGCGGTTTCGTGGCAAATCGAGTATGAAAATTCCATGATTGCAGAGAACACGAATGCATATTTCACATATGAGATGCTGAATAAGAATCGTGTCTTGAAACGACCGTTTTATCCGCGTCGTAATGTGGATGTAGCAAGTAGAGTCAAAAACAAATATATTCTCCCGAAGCAAGAGGGAGAGGTCAGAGTTGTTTCGTGCGATATTGCCCCAGAGGGCGGTAGTGGCAACGACAACTCTATTTTTACGTGCATCAGGCTTTTGCCTGAGAGCAAAGAGTATAAATCGTCCGACGTAAGCGGCGATCATGTTGCTGTCAAGCAAGGGTATCGCCGTCAAGTCGTTTATCTTGAAGCACAGACAGAGTTTGAAACGAGCAAGCAGGCAATCAGAATCAAACAGTTGTTTACGGACTTTGATGCAGATTACTGCGTGCTTGATACCAGAAATGCGGGTATACTTATGCCCCTTCACACGGAAACGTGTGTTGACAAAGCGCGAAAGAAAGCGGGAAAGCTGAGAAGCCAATCCGAGTGGAAGGCTATGGGTAACGCCATAGCCACACGCAACGCATACAGACTGAACCCGACTTGTCGGAATATAACGTCTGCACGAGTTCGCGCTGCCTAAAACTCATCTTGAGTCATGGCAAAAAGGTATGCTGATCTATTGGGAAGTCAACCGGTAGAGCCGTGGGATAAAAAGCCAACGGGATAACAAATGGTAAGTATATACGACTCTCTTGCCAAGGTGCTTTATGATGAAGAACGCAATGTTGAGTATCCGCCGTGGACGTGCATGAACGACAAGGACTTGGCTGCACGTTGTGTCATTGCCGGACAGCGGCCTGTGCTTTTCTCAATCAAGGCGAGTTTGAAGATGAACAGCGAAATTGCTGTTTGTATGAGAACAACATTGCAGAATAAGATGTGTGAGCTGCTTATTAACCAGCAGGAGGGCATTGAAGAAATCCAGAGATATGTGCCTGAATATGCGACTGCGGATGTGGATACGCAGCTTTTTTATGAGCGTCCTTATCTTGAAACCAGCGCTCTTATCAATGAGATGATTGCGCTTGAGTATACGCTGATGGGGCAGACAAATGCCATCAAAATAGAGGAACGCTCTGGTATGTGCAAGGATAGATATACGTCCTTGTCGTATGGTAATTACTTTGCTGAGTTGTTGGAAAAGGATCTGTTCGCAGACAACTCGGATTATGAATTTTTGACACTTGTTAACTAAAGAATGGGGGTGAAATGCTTTTGGCAAACAGTTTTTGGGCAAGGCTTTTTGGCCTTGACTCTGAGCCGGAAAAGGCTGTGCAGGACGTAAGCGAACAGCAGAGCATTCAGTTACCGGCTGACGGCAACAACTGGAATACAGAAATCGGCTCCGCCTATCTGATGATGGTTGGATACAACCGGCGTAAATCAGCGCCGTATTCTACGGACGATGTTCTGCGCATGGCGAAAGACCCGCAACACAATATCAAGGAACTTCGCCAGTGGTCGCAGTGGGCGTACTACTCAAATGGCACGGTAACAACGGCGATTGACAGCCTAGCAAGCCTCCATTCACTTGATTATGTCGTGGTCGCGAGGCCGAAAAAGCATGGTGCAAAAAGAAACGGGTATAAAGCGCAGGCGGATAAGATGAATAGCGTTTTGCGTTCGTTGCGATACAAAGAAGTAATTCGTGATGCGATTTTTCGTGATGCGAAAGACGGTATGTATGTCGCGTACATGGAGACAAAGACCGCGAATCCCGTGCAAAGTTCTATGCTGAGTGATGTTGATGTGAGCAACATCACAGAAATCAATGCAACTGGTGTCAATGCAACGGTAATTCCTTTACCGATTGAACATACGCGAATCGTTGGTCGCCGCAATAATTGTTATGAGTTAGCGTTTGATCTCCGGTATTTTGATGAAATGACCGACGAGGACACTCGTAAGCGGAAACTGCAAGCGTTCCCGAAACAGATTCGTGATGCGTACCAAAAGTATACTGCGCAGGAATTTGCCAATGGTGCGTGTTGGGTGCGTCTTGACTGGCGCAAGACGATCGCAACCAAAATCAAGAGTGAGCAGAGCGACCCGTATGGCGTCCCGTTTGCAGTGGCGGCACTTGATGATATAGATTACGCTAAATATTTTGTTGATACCAAACGTCGCGTGCTCGACACTGTAAACAATCAGATTTACTATGAGACGTTCCCTGAAGGCAAGGATAAGGGCACATCTGCTCTAACGCAGGCGCAGCAGCAGGCGCAGCACGACACGGTAAAACAGGCGCTTACGCAACGTGCAAACGGCACTGGCGTTTCGTTCTTCTCGCTGGCATCCGGCACAAAGATGGACAGACTTCCTGTTGATATTTCTCTGCTTGATGAAGAGAATGAGAATGCAATTAAAGAGGACGTGAATGAGGACATTGGTTTCTCTGCGGCGGCGCTGAACGGTAGTTCAAGTGGTAACTATGCGACTGCGACGCTGAACATGGAAATCGTCGCAACGAATGTGTACACATGGATTGAGGCTATCGTTGAGGAACTGAACAAGTGCATTAACTACAATATCATTCAGGACAAGACGTATAACATTGAGTTTCGCGTATTGCCCGTTACTTTTATTAACCGTGACAAGATGGTAAAGAATCTTGCTGATCTGTATTCGAGAGGCAAGGGCAGCTTGCAAGCGTGGATTGCGTCCATCGGTATGAACGCGGACGATTATCTGTCGCTTATGGACTTTGAGCTTGCGGAAGACTTTGAAAACAAGTATCCGGTTCATAAGACATCGTTTACGGTCACGGGGAAAGACGCGCCCGATCATGATGTGGACGGCTCTGATGGAGAACCGGCTACGAATCCGAGCAGTGCGTCTACACAAGCCAACAACGGGAATGCAAGCCCGTCACCATCAAGCTAAGTGAGGGGGTGAGGGAATTTGCAGGATGTGTTGGAAAGGATGACGCCCATTTATGAGGTTGCCAATCAGCAGACGATTAGTGGGCGCAGACCGATTAAAGTTGTGCTTCATGAGATTCACCCGGATGCCTCGCATTATCAGCATAATGGCATCTCATGGAATGAAGAATACGTCAAGAATAACATGGAGTCTATCAATGGTATGTCTATTGTGGCAGAGTTTCTGACAGAGGATAGGGATGCACCGTATGGGCACGGCCTTACTGACATTAAAGATAATTTGCCTCTTTTTGAAGATGCCACGATGGTTGGACACTTTGACAGCTCTTACATTGATGATATTGAAATTGACGGCGAAACGAAGCGCGTTTTAATTGCAGAGGGTACGCTGGATGAAATGCGTTATCCGAAATTCGTTGAATGGCTTCGCAAGAGCATGAAGGAATCCGTCGTAAAGGGTTCTGTCGAAATTGTTGGTAAGCCTGAAAATGATAATCACATTATTTACTCCGATGGTTGGAAGGAGAAAGGGCGTGTGCCGCAGTTTTACGATTACAGCGGCTACGCCATCCTTGGTATTAAACCGGCTGATGATTCGGCAATCATCATGGAGTTAAATAGCAAACAAACAAGCAAGGAGGGAGAACGAGAACAAATGGATGAGAACATGAAGAGTGAACTGACCGAGATCATCAATTCTGCCGTTGTCGAGTCCAACTCTAAGTGGGACGAGTATATTGCCAAGGTTCAGGGAAAGCAGGCTGAAATCGACCAACTGAGAGCCGACATTGCAGAGAAGGACGCGGAGATTGAGCGTCTGCACGCTGACTTTTCTGCTGCTGAGGCAGCTCGTGCGGCTCAGGAGGCTGGTCTTGCTGAGGCCAACGCGAAAATCGAGGCGATGGAGAAGGAGAAGGCACTGAATGAGCTGAACTCCGCTCTTGAGCCGTATACCACTGAGCAGCGTGAGATTGCTAAGGCCGAAATTGAGGCTTATCAGGCTGATCCGGCCAGTACCGAGATTAACAGCATCATCGGCAAGATTTGCACGGAGATGGTTCGCAAGTCTCGTGAGCAGAAAGTGAATGAAATCAATTCTCAGATCGACGTTTTTTCTATTGTCGAAGATTCTAATGGCTCTGACGAGTCCGAAGACGATTCTGTCTTTTAATTAAAACTGGAGGAATTTACTATGAAATACAAGACTATTGGCGCTTTCAAGGGCGTGCAGAACGTCCCGTATTGCAAGGCCGATGCTGACATGGCTGTCGGCATGGGCGTTATTCTTGACCGCGTTGCTAAGACCGCGAAACTCCCGGCGAGTGCCGAGGATGCGAAGGGTTGCTTCCGCATCGTTTCCAACATCAATGATCGTCCCGAAGCACATAGCTTTGAGGATTCTGTTGCCGTGCTCAAGGGTGAGTATGTCCGTGCTGATGACCTGACCTCGGTTGCCAACCTTGAGATTGAGTTTGCGGCTCCTGAGATTGCGACTGAGTATTCCGATCTGGCCGTGGCTGATAAGCTCGTGTTCGGTGTCGGCGGCAAGCTGGAAAAGGCTACTGCTGTTGACGGCTACAAGATCTATTTTGAGATCATTGGCCTGACTGCGTATCGTGGCGCTGGCGTCCTCGCAGTCATCCGCGTCGCTTGAGCGGAACAAAATTGATTGGGGGATAAGATTATGAACAGTGTTTTTGAAATCAATACTGTGAACAACGTGACTGACGTTGCCACTGACCGTGTGAAAAAGACCTCTCCTATTGTTGAGGTTTTCTCTGCTCTTGCCGCTGGCAAGACTCCCTCTGTTGACGGGAAACTCGTTGACAAGGCTGTGAATGAGATTAAGGAAATCAGCTCTCGTGCGATGGCTAACGATCCCGTGGCCGTCTCTGAAATGAACGCGATTATTCGTTTCGCTATCGAGCCGAAGCTGCTTGAGCGTATTCGTCTGTTCGACTTCATGGGTTCGTTTAAGCGCATCGGCTTCAACGAGGCTCCGTATATGAAGACCTATAACTACGAGAGCGTTGATAGCCGCTTCCAGGCTTCTAGCGGCGATGTGCCGTTCGCGGCTCTGAACTACCGTGAGTACCCGATTGCCACCCAGTGCATCTCTGGTGGCTTTGCGGTTGACTATCGTGAGCTTCAGTCCGGCAACTTTGACGGCTCTGTTGCTGAGGGTATGGCTCAGGTGCAGACCGATATGATGAACAAGGCTACTTACTATGTCATCGCCAAGCTGTATGACGCGCTGAAAAATGCCAAGGGCGTGAAGCACTTTGCTGAGTCTAGCGGTATTGCCAAGACTGCTGTTGACGATATGCTGAAGGTCATGCGTCGTTATGGCAAGGTTGCTATCTGCGGTGACTACTCTGTCGTGTCGCAGCTCAACGGCTTTGCTGGCTTCCAGACAGTTGATGCCAAGACTGCGCGTTTTGGCTCTGAGGCTCTGACTGATGAGATTAACAAGACCGGCCTCATCTCCATGTACAATGGCGCTGCTGTTGTTGAGACGCCTAACGCTCTCAACTGGACGAAGATGAATGCGGACAAGAGTTCTTACGAGCTGTATATGCCGGAGGGTCTTATGTTCTTTATCCCGAAGGGAAATGTGTCCCCGCTTCAGATTTTCCAGCGTGGCGGCATGACCACGATGACCGGCGAGGACATCGTGACTCGTCAGCATCTTACTCGTTTCGATATCGAGATTGGTGCTGGCGTTGCTGAGGGTATGGAAGACCAGATTGGCCTCCTGTCCGATACTAACTTCGCGGTTCCGACCCTCTAATCTTTTGGCCGTTTAACGGCCGTTCATTTAATGCGCGGGGCGAATAATCCCCGCGCAAATTTAATATTAAGGTGGATATTTCTTAATGGCAAAAAACAATGTGCGCGTGAATAATCTTTGCGATTGGCCGCTGTATTTTTCGAGAATTGATGGCGTCGGCTCCGTTATGATTCCTCGCAAGGCAAAGAATTTTGCTCTGCTGTCTTTTGATGAGGTTCAGTCCCAGATTCAGGTGGACAATAAAATGTTCACTGGTGAGGACGGTCTTGGTAGCCATGCAAGAATCCAGATTGTCGATGAGGCGCAACGTCGTGAGCTTTTTGGCCTTGACGAAAGTGTGCCGCTGGATCCGGTTCAACTGGACGCCGAGGCGGTTAAGGGTCTGCTTGCTATCAATACAAAGGCAAAATTTCAGGCGCGGCTTAACGAACTTGTGAAGACAAACGCCGAGAAAAAGACACTGCTTGCATTGGCGGAAGAAGTTGGTTCTGATAGCGTGGCAGCGTGGAAGGTTGATGCTCTGCGAGAACTGGCATCGACCGCATCGCTGTAAGATTTCCGCTTAGAAAGGCGTGGTGTTGATGGTGAAATTTGAAGATGTGGAAGTCCAGTTCCATTCAATGCCGCAGACAAAATTCGATATTCCAGAAGGGCTGGAAAGGGAGTGGCTTTTGACGGCAGTGACCGACTATGAACTCAATGTTGGCATCGACCTTGGCTACGACCATGAGACTGGTGAGTTCTCTGGGGATGTCGATAAACTGGTCGTGAGAACGCTCGCCCAGATGATGTATGTCTCGTATCTTCAGCGCGAACTCAGCCGAGTCATGGCGCTCAATGGTATCTACGGCAAGGATGTCACGCTTACTGGACAGGATGCGACAAAGCGTGTGACCAAACAGGAATTGGACGATCAGATTTCTCGTGTCGAGTCACTTCTGCACCGTCAGAAAACACCTGCCTATCATTGAGGTGGCCTATGTCTGAAGAATCAAAGAGCTGGTACAAGATGATCCGTCCGCTTTTTAATAGCGGATATGAGGACGATGAATTCTGGGCATATGGTCAAGACGGTTTCAATGAAGTGCTCGACTCCTTTGTCGGAAGCGACGTTGAGATATACGATAAGAGTATTGCGAAGACGCCAAAAGTTGTCCGCGCTATCATTCAGAATGTAACTGGTGATGCGCAGAGCAGTACGCTTGTCCGACAGATTCTTTGCAACATTGGTGTACTGCATTGCGGCCAGTACATCAAGGCAAATGGTGCATGGTGGATGGTGAACTCGCTTCCTGACAACAACCGCATTTACGAGAAGGCGGTTCTCTGGAAGTGCAAATACACGATTCATTTTGTATCGCCTCTGACCGGCAAGGTCGTGGATTATCCGGTGTACTGTTTGAACTCCACGCAGTACGGCACGGGCGAACGCCCAAAGACCAATATGACGGTTGGCGACGCGCAGCATCTTGTGTATGTGCCCATGAACGAGGAAACTGTTTTGTGCGATACGTCGCTGAGAATTATCATGGACAGAAATCGCGCAAACCCGACCGTGTTCCGCATTACGCAGGTGGATGCTACTTCTTATGCTGTCGGCGATGAATATGCGGATGACGGTATCCTTCAGTGGTCTGTCATCGAAACGCAATTCAATGAGGCAACGGACAGCAAAGAGAATATGGTCGCCGACTTCGTGAAAGCGGAGCAGAGCGACGATTCGTCAGGCGACGCCGATGCTTATACGCTCCGTCTGATTGATTCTGATGGGGACAACCTACTTGCTGTTGGCGAGAGCAAAAATATTGAAATCGTATTTAAAAATGCAGTCGGAGTTGATGCAGACATCTCCGTGCTGAATGTCGAGCTTGTGTCCGGCACGGATGCCATAGAGTCTTTCGACGTGCTCGGCAGAAAAATCATTCTTGATGCCAAGCCTGACAAGGCGAATGTGGGGGAGACTGTCGTTGTGCGTGTGTCAAATGAGGTACAAGGTATCAAGGCAGAAATCAAGATCGAGATTGTTAATATGTAAGGGAGGTGCGTGCGATGCCGCATTTTGATGCAATGATTCAGCAGAAGCAGAAATTGCGTGAGGCGATTTTGAAAAATCAAAAGGTGTGTGACCTGCTTGTCAACACTTGCAATAACGTGGCGAATTTCGACCATGTTAAGCTAGGCAGTAAGAGTCCTGCGGCAAAGCTCGTAAAGACGCACTTCTATATCCCAGACACGACAACTGTGGATGGGAATTATATCACGATGCGCAGTCGCGTGGTTTATGCCGATACGGACGTCGTAAAAGAAGTGGCGATTATCGTTTATGTAATTTGCAACCAAGACCAGATTGATTTACTTCAAGGGTCACGGGCGGATTTGCTTGCAGACGAAATCGACCAGATTCTTAATAACGGCGATATGCCGCTGTTTGGGTACGGTGGCATTAAAATCGGAGTGGCAGAAGAGGTACAGTTCAACAACGGCTATTACGGCTGGGAGATCCCGTTTACCACTCATGAGATAAACCGGAGGGCAGAACTTCTGTGACGGACGATCTTAAAATCTTTCGTGGCGGCGACTACGAAATCAACTCAAAGATAACGCTTCATCAACCGACGCTTGGTGAAATCAGCGACTACGGCGAAAAAGAATATTTCGGTCTAGTTCGGGCGATTTGTTCCACACCTGCTGACCACAAAGTAGATATTTATGAGAATCTGGGCATCTATTGGGATGCTGTTGATGAGTTTGAGTTATTCGTACAGTTGTCGCTTGCGTTTCGTGAATCAGATATGAGCATTTTGTTTGGCGATCTGGACTGGACGTCATTTGTGCCAGCCATCAATCCGAATACAAAAGAAATTGTGTTGCGGAACAAAGATGGCGTGGTGATTGATCGGGCGATTCACTTTTTAATTACAGATGCTCTGCGAAAAATGCACTGCTTTGAAAAGAACGTTGATGTTGGATACGACGAGTTTACAAAAGACGCAATGATAGAAGATGAAAAGGATGAGCGAGAACTGGCGGCTAGAAAGCCGTACAGTTCTTTTTTGTTGCCTTTAATTTCATCGCTGACGAATTGCGCTGAGTTCAAGTATCGGCATGATGATGTCTGGACGTTACCAATCGGGGCGTTTATGGACTCTGTGCGACGGATTCAAAAGCGTGTTAACTACGACAATCTTATGCATGGCGTTTATAGCGGCTGTGTAGAAGTGAAAAAGATAAAAAAAGAAGAATTTAACTGGATGGGAGAACTGAAATAGTTCTCCTTAATTTTGTGTTTGAAAGGATGAGATATTATGTTTTCTGCGAACACTTTTGTTATTGATAAAGTGCGTCGTGTGACTCAGGTCAATCTTGAGACTGGCATTGTTGACTGGACGCTTACCAGCATTGAGAGTCCGTCTATCGAGTTCACCGGTGAGTCAACCGACAAGACAGATGCTCAGGGCGTGCTTATCGCTCGTTTTGATACCGCTAAGGGTGTGAACTTCTCTGGCGAGGGTTCTCTGCTGTCGATGCCTCTGATGGCTGCGCAGCTCGGCACTGAGGTGCAGACCGGCTCTAGCACCGCTAAGGTCACTGGCAAGACCTTTGAGATTCTGAAGGTTGAGGGCGGCAAGGCAACCATGACGCATAAGCCGAAGGTCGCTCCGACCGTCGTTTACAAGACCACTTCGGACAAGAACATCGAGTCCACCATCGAGGTCGGCTCTGGCACGGACAAGGCTTCTATTGCCGATACTGTTATCACTCTGCCTACTGGTTTCGTTGGCACTCAGATCGGTGTGCTCTATGAGTATGAGGCCGAAGATGCGATCAAGGTCACGGATGGTTCTGAGAATCATGCTGAGGCCGCTGAGTACATTGTTGACATTCTTGCTTGCGATGTCTGCAACGCTTCTGTCAAGCGTGCCGGTTCCATCGTGTTCCCGAAGGCCAAGATTGACAACAACTTCTCTATCGACCTGACTACTGAGGGTACGCACCCGTTCTCCTTCAGCGCTCTGAAAGATTACTGTTCCGACGACGAGGAACTGTGCTACGTCCTCTTCAATAAGTAATCGGAGAGCAATTATGCAGAGACGTTGCAAGGTCTGCGGCGCTGTGTACGAGACGTGTTACTCGTGCGAGAAACAGCGTAGCTGGCGCGTCCATACTGACACCGCAGACCACTACTACATTTTTACTACTCTGATGACATACGAGTATGATCGTGATGCCAAGAAAGCGTACCGTGCGTTGCGCAAGCGCGGCGTAGATTTTCTGCACACGAGTGTGTATGAGCCGTCTGTGGAAATTCTGCTGGACGAAATCTACGAGAAAAATAACGCTGACAAGGCGAAGAAAATGCGCACTACCGTTGAACTTGGTGTCATTGATGATAAATCGGCTCAGGATGTTGAGGCAAAGACGGATTAAGTTAAGGAAGGGAGGACGAATGTCCTCCCTTTTTCTGAACTTTCAGATTGGTGGTGAATACGATAAAGATTTTGGCGGTAGACCAAGCGCGTCATGGGGCATGGGCGATGTTTAATTACGAGTCAAAAGAACTGATTGGGCATGGCACATGGTCGTTTGACAACAAGAAATATACATTTCCGCAGGCGGTTAGAAATATCGAGGTACTGATAGAAAATATCATGAACACGCAAGGAATTGATGCGGTTTTCTACGAGGACATTCAGTTGCGTGTAAACGCACAAGGCTTTAAGAGACTCGCACAGTTGCAGGGTGTACTCATCAATCTCGCAGAGAAAAATGAATACCTTTATGATTTGGTTCAACCGTCGCAGTGGCAGAACTACTGCATGGCACGTGGCAGAAGTGAGAAAGAAATCAAAGCCAAAGTCAAGCAATTGGAAAGTGCTACGCACAAGAAGCAGTCTAAAGTCCTTTCCATACAGGCTGTAAACGACTTGTTTGGCATTGAGACTGAGAACGACAATCTGGCCGACGCGTGTTGTATCGGCTGGTATGTAGTAAACAACATTCCTATTAAAATCAAGGAGAAAACTTTATGAAAAAATCCGCCGATTTCATCGACCTGTTGGGTCTTGACGATGTAGAGAACATTCTCGGAGAACAGCTCCCAGACCCCGGACTGCTTGAATATTATCGTCGCCTCAAAGACCGTGAAATTCTTTGGAATGACGATGTTGACGAAAGTATGATTGAGGTGTCGATGTGTATTCGCAAGTGGAACATCGAGGACAAAGGCAAGTCAGTTGATGAACGCAAGCCCATTAAGATTTTCATTAACTCAGATGGCGGTGATCTCAACACCATCATGAACGTTGTTGACATGATTGAGCTGTCTAAGACACCCGTTATTACGATTGCGCTTGGCAAGGCGTATAGTGCCGGTGGTCTGCTTCTGATGGCAGGTGATACGCGGTACATTTTCAAGAATACGAGTTGCCTGATTCACGATGGCTCGTCTGGCATTTACGGTACGACAGGCAAGATGTTGGACAACCTTGAGTTCACGAAAGGGCTTGAGAAGCGTATTCGAGATTATATCATTACGCACACAAGCATTCCGGGCGATCTGTACGACAGTAATTATCGTCGTGATTGGTTCTTGTTCTCGGATGAGATGATTCGCTACAACGTCGCGGATGAAATCATTGAAGACATTGACCTGATTTGAGGTAGATATGGCGAAGAAGAATACAACTATGAATATCGGCGAGGCTCCGATTACGCTTAATGAGCATCCTTTTTACGGACTGAAGCTGGATAAAGATCAGGAAGCGTTCCGCGATGCTATCTGGGATGAAAGTAAGCGTATTGTGTTTTGCAATGCGAAAAGCGGTTCTGGTAAGACGCTAATTGCTACGGCTACGGCAAACCTGCTTTGTGCGCACGGTTTGTACAGCGGCATCGTGTATGTTGCCGCGCCTACGCAAGAGCAGAAACAGGGCTATCTCAAGGGCACTATCGAAGAAAAGTCCGAACCGTACTTTGAGCCTTTTTATCAAGCTCTTGACAAGATTGGTGTCAACCTGAATACAGCATTCATGGATGGTGGGCAGAACGAGAAATGTGGCATGGCCTATATTGAGTGTGTGACGCACACATTTCTGCGCGGTGTGAATTTTGAAAACAAGGTGATTATTATCGACGAGTCGCAGAACTTCTATTATGACGAGCTGAAAAAGGTTTTGACCCGAATCAATGATAATTGTAAGACCATCGTTATCGGACATGACGGCCAGGTTGACCTTTATTCCAACCCTGAGCGTAGTGGCTTTGTAGGTTATATGGACTGGTTTGACGGCGACTCTCGCGTGGCTGTCTGCAAGCTCACGAAGAACTATCGTGGTTGGGTGAGCCAACGGGCGGATGATTTTGACTTTTCTGCGCTATATGCAAAGAACTAAAAAATTTTGATGTATGAGGTATCTGAAATATATGAAGAAACTTTCTGTTGAAACGATGAGGAAGTATATGAAAACGAAAGAGCCGCAGAAGTCTGTCAAGGTACATTACGAATTTGACGGAGCGGAGTTTGATGTTGAGGTGCGAGCGAGTCTGTCTTGTGCAGAGCAGTCGGCTTTCATTGATCGCGTCCTCGCCGGTTGCTTTGATGATAACGGCAATTTCCATCCTGAGTATTTTGACCCAATGTTCCATGCAACTGTGCTTCAGATGATGACTAACGTGCCGCCGATTCCGATTCGCGGAGCTACTGGTGATGATGGCGAAAAATTGCTTGACATCGATGCGATGGACGAGCTGTATGACGCGCTGGCTCTTGAAAACGATGAGGCAACTGAGGATTTTTGCGGCTTCATTTGGTATCTGTATGGCCTTTGTGACAATGCTGCGGAATATCGTCGTGCACGCAATCTAGCCAATAACGGCGTGACTGGCGACTTGTCTGCCATTGTTAGTGGTGCACGTCGTTTCGTTGAGTCCCTTGTTGACAAAGTGGATAGCGTGGACACAGAAGAACTGCTTGCGTATGCTGGCAAACTGTCTGAGTTAACACATGGTGTTGATGCTGAAGGTGTGGCGGACGCAATGCTTCGTCTGTACAAAGCGGAGGAATCTGAGTAACAACTGCCGCCTGTCGCCAGCGGCCAATAAGAGTGCGACTTGCTTACGATTGCCGCCCGACTGCGTGCGGCATACAAGTGCAGCCTTGCAACGGGAGCGCCATAAGGCGCTCCCACATTTTAACATAAGGTGGTGGGTGCTATGAATATCAAAGAGGCGCTTGCTTATGCAAATAAGCAATTAAAACCTAAAATTGACTCCGCGCTTTCCAGAGAGGTATATCAGGTTGTCGTAGATGTAGAAGCATTCTCCATCGATGAAAAGGTCTACGATACATATAGACCTCTCATGTACGAGCGACGTGGCGACATGGGCGGTCTTGCTGATAAGGGAAACATCATAATGAAAGGCGGAAAGGCCACGAATGGTGTGTTGCGCGTTATCAATATAACTGATCCCAATCCGGGAGGTGTGCTTAATCGAGATCGTGTTACGGTTAATAAAAGTCTGCCGGAACTAATTGAGTACGGCAATAACAACCGTTGGGGCTATAAATATGATTTTCAGTCTAAAGGCGCATATAAGAACCCAAGGCCGTTTACTGAGGCTACGATTCGGCATCTTCGATACGTTGGCTCTCATGTTTTGGCTCTGCAAAATGGTCTAAAGCGTCAAGGTGTCAAGTCAAGAATAACTGGCAACTCTGATGAAAATTTGGACGATTTATTTTTCTAATAAGGTGGTGATTCGATGAGCGATGAATTGGAAGTTGTCGTAACAAGTGTACTTGAGGCAGATGAAGAAGCGTCATCAAGACGGATAGCAGCACAACTGCCAAGCATCTCCGACAAGGTAAATCAGTCAAGCAAAATCAAAGTCGGAATCGCGCTTGATGATAGCGCAATAAGTGCGCAAGCTGGTGCGTTTGTACAGAAAATCAATCAAAAGGTCGCCGCCAATAAAGTCGGCGTCAAGTTGGGGCTAGACCAAGAGTCGATTGCAAAACTGCAAACGGAACTTGGCAGCTTGCACGTTGATTCGTCAATCACGAATAGCATGGTCGAGCAAATCGACAAGATGGGCATTCGTATCGATAGAGTCAGTGGTAGTTGGAAACAGGTAGCTGATAGTGAACGCCAACTTTTAGCGTTAACAATTCAGGGCACGGATGAGACTGGTAAGGCTGTTTCTTATTTGCAGACGTATGATGCTGCGACGCAGGAAATCAGTACGACGATGACGAACGTCACGCTCAATTTGGAGCAACAGCGCAAGTCGGCGGCTGCGTTGGCTCGACAGGTTGAAAAGGATAATCAGTCGCGGTTGAATTTCCTCGCAAAGCAACAAATTGAGTTGGATAAGCTAAATGCTTCGTATACAGGGAAGAGTTCTTCCAAGCCATTAGTCGATAGCTCTCATTTGGATTCCTTTAATAAGCAGTATCAATTTATTATTAATAGAATAAATGAATTGCGTAATGCGAACGGGAAACTTGGCGATGAGCAGCAACGAGAAGTATCTAATATGATTGCTAATCTTGAGGCGCTTGGCAAGGAATATCGGAACGTAGAGTATACGCCAACAAAGTTGCGTACAAAGGATGTCAAAACGGTCGGCGCAGAGACACTTGCCGATTTGAATACTTATGAGTCGAAACTGCGGAACGCTGGATTGCTCACAGAAACGTTTGAGGGCGAAATCGGAAAACTGCGCAAAAGTTTGTCTGGAACCTTCGATAGCACGCAACTGATTCAATATTTGAATCAATTTGACACATTAAAGGCTCAGGCCAAAGAGTTTTCTTCGCAAGTTGATAGTCTAGGGCAAAAGTATAAATCTTTGATTTCTGTGAACGACGAGATTTTGAAGTTAAATAAGAAGATGCTTACAACTAGCACTCAGTCAAATGAGTATGCCGGAATGCAAGCGCAACTTAATAATCTCAAAGCAGCTCAATCAAGGATCACAGATGAAATCGCCAAACAGGAAAATGAGCTTCCCAGCATTGTGAAATATACGCAACAGCGATCTCAGTATACAGAAGCTATAAGGCGTCAGGAACTCGAACTCGCAACAGCGCAAGGACGTGTTACTGACGCTGTAACTTTGATAAATTCAGAGATGGCGTCAGTGTCAAGGAAGGCGGCTGAACTTCAGCAACGTTTTTCTGCTCTCGTAAATCCATCTGACAATATTGTATCAAATATATCTGGCCTTCAGAACGCAATGGACAAAGTTTATATTTCTGATGGGCAAGATAAAGTTGCTGCTTATGAAGCACTCCTGAATTTAATGAAGGAGTGCTCTTCGGAAGTAACACGCATCGAAAAGTTATCGCGGCTTGATGTTGCCGATTCTCGTTTCGAGTCTGGCCTTGCAAAAGCGAAGCAAGACCTAATCACGATTGAAACAAAGTGGAGCGCTCTTAAAAACGACCCCGGCCTTAACGAACAACTCAACCAGTTAAAAGTCAGCCTTGGCCGTGTAAACAGTCAGGCTGATTTCTCAAAATGGAAAGCTCAACTCAGTACATTCCGCGCTGAGGTAAAAGCTGCTGGTAAAGATACGCTGTCACTTGGTGATGTTTTCAAGAACAACCTCGCTAAGGTTTCTCAGTGGATTGGCGCAACGACGATTATCTTTAAGACGTGGCAAACGCTCAGAGATGGTTTCGATGTTGTTAAAGACCTCGACAATGCTCTTATCGACCTCAAGAAAACAACTGATGCGACGGAAGAGCAGTATCGTAGTTTCTACTATACTGCGAACCAGACTGCTAAGGAACTCGGCGCGTCTACTAAGGACATCATTCAGCAGACGGCAGACTGGGCACGTCTGGGTTACTCGCTGGATGAGGCGTCTACGTTATCTCGCAACTCTGCCATTTTCTCTGCGGTGTCTGAAGATCTTGATTTGACCGAGGCAACTGATGGTCTTGTCAGTATGCTGAAGGCGTTCAAGGAGTTGGACGTTAACGATTCTCTTGACGGAATTATTTCTAAGATAAACGAAGTCGGCAACAATTTTGCTGTATCGAATGCTGATATTGTTGATTCACTTACTAGATCGTCATCCGCAATGGCTGCGGCCAATAACACGTTTGAGCAGACTGTCGCGTTGGCTACTGCGGCTACGGAGATTACGAGAGATTCTTCGCAGGTCGGCAATGCCTTGAAGACGATTTCTATGCGCCTGAGAGGTTACGACGAGGAAACTGAAACATATTCTGATGACCTCAAGGAAATCACAGGAGATATTGCTGATCTTACAAAAACGGCTAGTAATCAGCAAGGCGTCAGTTTGTTTGAGGCTGGCGATCCGAATACTTATCGTTCTACTTATGACATCCTGAAAGACATCGCTGCTGTTTGGGATGAAATTAGCGACAAGAATCGTGCTCAGTTGCTTGAAAAACTGTTTGGCAAACAGCGTGCGCAGGTTGGCGCTGCGCTTATCTCGAACTTCAAACAGGCAGAAAAAGCTATGGATGCTATGGCTGGTTCTGCTGGTAGTGCATCAAAAGAGCTGGCACGTGCTCAAGACTCGATCGTATTCAAATTGAATGCGCTGAAAGAAACTTGGGTTGGCGTTGCTCAGAATCTTTATGACACGCGAACGATCAAGAATGGGATTGACCTTCTGACGGATATGTCTGGCGTTGTGCAGACTATTACAAAGAGCCTCGGAACACTTGGCACGGTATCTGCTGGTGTTCTTGGCGTTCAATTCATTCGTTCTGTGGGTAGACCCAAAATGACGGGTTCTCATGATGTGCCCACATATGCTCTGGTGGTGACACGGAACGAGCTTGCGGCGTGAGCCGCAGTAAGGGAGCATTGGCAAAACAGCCGAAATTGGCCGAAAGGCGAGTGGTTTTGTAATTCCACTCCGGGAACCGAAAGGAATCCGCAGCGAAGCTCATGTTCGCATGAGAACGTTCAGAGAGTATAATGGCTGCACGGCTCAATGAGTCGTGAAGGGGTATTCCAAATCAGCGCGAAAGCGTAAAAATTACAGACGGGTCACGCCGTCGACCAAAATAGTGATATAGTGAGTCGCTGAAGCATTGCTTCACAAACCCGTGAGCCGCCTGTTGCAGCATACAGCTCACAAACTGGCAGAGAGACGTTGCTGGAACAACATTTCTCTGAATGCCTGATGAGCCACCTGCGGCAACAGGTGGCTCATCTAAATAAAGGATAGGTGTAACTGGTGGTATTGAACGATGCGTATGATGCAAGCGTGTTTGACAAAAGCGTTTGTGACGGGTATGAATCTGCATGGGCAGAATTCGAGAAGTTGGTTGAGATCGGTGTTGCGTCTAGGCGCGGATGCCAAATAGCATCTATATTAGAGAACGCGATTCGCAGCAATACAGATATGAAATGTCTTGACTTTCTGCGTTAGACGTGTCAAAATATTGAAAGTGCAAAATGTTATTCTAGAGGTGGCATATATGTTGAAGGATGAATATAAGTGGTTCTTGGATAATTATGCCGACTTATTTAAAAAGTACGGAGATTCTTTCCTTGCAATAAAAGGGAAGACAGTGCTAGGATCATATCGTTCTTATGCTGAAGGTGTTAGGAAGACTTCTGAGAAAGAGAAGATTGGAACTTTCATTATTCAAAAATGTAACGGTGATGAATCGGCATATACGAATTATATTTCGTCAATTTGTTTTGGGTAAGTGCGCAATTAAAATAATCTCATCTAGAGATATAGAGAAGAAGTGAGAATATGGGAATAGCACCGTCTGTTGTCTATCGAGCATTTACAATTGAATATACTGGAAATAGTAATAGGCTGACGACTCCTATTACTATTTCAAGTGCTGATGGCTCAGTTGATGGTACTGCTCTATGGGACACTGGTGCAACAACGACTTGTATTTCTGAGTCCGTAGTGGAACGGCTGAATCTTGTCCCAACTGGAATGATGGATATTCGCACTCCATCAAGTACAAAGACAGTTAATACTTATTTGGTGAATGTCGGACTCCCTAATCACTTAAATGTAAGCGATGTCCCTGTGTGCGACACTGATATTGGTAAACAAGGTCTTGATATGCTTATTGGTATGGATATCATTATGTTTGGTGATTTCTCTGTGAGCAATTTTAATAATAAAACAGTGTTCACATTCAGGATACCATCCAAAGAAAAGATGGACTTTGTCCCGCAGGCAAACATCGACAACGCCATTGGTGCTACTCATGGAAAGGGTAAATCAAAGCGTAGAAAAGGCCGGAAATAATCTATCAAGAGTGTGTTAAGCCCCTTGCTTATAGCAAGGGGCTTTGTGTTAATTAAAGCGGTTGACCATGCGGATGAAATAATGGTATAATGAATATGCAAGACGGTGTGTAATAACAAAATCTCGAAAAAAATCCCATTTTGGTGTTGACATTTTATAGAAAAGTCGTAAATTGTAATTGCAACACTTAAAGAGGGGGATCCACGATGATTTTGGTCGATACATACGCTAACAAAGTTGTTAACAAGGTAAAAGCCAGTGTTCTACCTGAGTTGAGACTTTCGTGTTGTGAACACAAATTCAAAGCGTACTCTAATCTTGTCGTTGTATTTATGTTTGTCGCGCCTGTCATTTTGTCTTTGTTGTATTTGTTATCGGATTTGAAAATCAAAACTGCTCAACTTTGGGTAGACGGAGCGGCCACTGCTCTAGTTGTCATCGTCGGCATTTTTCTTTTATTTTGGCAATTCGTATATGAGGATTCTGTATCAAAATTGCGAGAAGATACAGAGTCTTCAAAAATGAGTGTAGAGCAGTTAAAACAAGACTATATGTTTGCATTTTCTATAGCGCTTGAATTGCTTGATTCTGTCTTTGTAGCTGGTGACATATCCTTCAAGACACTTATGAATATTTGTGCAGATGGTATTAAGACGAGTTGTTCACAAAGATTTAATTCCCCTGAGCGTTTTGCTGTTAACATTTATGAGTATGATTCGTCTGAAGGGAATGTGAGGCTGGTCGGTGTCAGCCGCGATAAGGCAGTTCACCGCATAGTCGATAATGATTTATATCGCTATGGATTGTTTGTGTATCGAAAAGTCGATAGCCAAGAACTCGACAAATATTATTTTGTCAAGTGTTTAAAAGGCGAAGTCGATAAGTATGTGTTGCTCTCGTGGAAAGATATGGTTGAAAATTTCTATTGGGCACACTGGAAAACGAAAAAACAATATGAGCGCGCAAAAAACGGCGCAAGAAGGAATTGTAGATTAGCTGGATTCAGATATAATCAATACATGGCAATACCAATTGTCGATATTGAATTTAACAAGGAAATTCTTATTGAAATAATTGCGTATGATGACGCTTTTATAGCACCACAAGAACAGTTGTTAGATCAGTGCGAGCGGTTATCCGGTGTGTATGGGCAACTTTTCAGTGTTGTCTATGAAATCGCTGATAAGGGACAAAACGGTTATCGAAAGGAGTGTCCTCATGAAGAAGAAGCGGTTTGTAATTAAACAGTCGAAGGCTGGCAATAGAGCCGCCAAAGCGGGCGTGCTTATAGTATCGCCCATAAAAAAACGTGGTGAATTTCAAATTGCGATAAATTCTGATATTTCTGACAAGCAGTTGCAAGCAATTCGAGAGAGGCAAATTGAATCAGAGAAGACGGTTCGTAGAATCCAAGAGAACTACGATATGCTATCAAAGAGTATGATGAATAGCAGGGCGAAAATTTGTGGTAATTCCAGTAAATAAAGGAAAAAGGCGAGGCCAAACGGCCTCGCCTTCGTCATATCAAAACTTGCTACCGCAATTATTGCATTTCCACGTCTTCCCACAATCGCCAAGTCCATAAATTCCCACCAGCGCTATTTTTGTAGCCTTCTTCATCGTGGTCAGTCGCGTGAGATTTTCAGATCCGCAGATGGGGCATTTGGGAACGTGCTTGGGACGAGAAGTAGCGTCTGGATTTTGAGGAAAGTAGTAGTTCTCAATTCCGCCGTATTTCTTATATCGCTCTATACTTTCTTCTGATTCTGGATACATGAGAGCGTAATGAAATTTGTATTCATCTGATTCTGTATCTAGTTGTGACTTGTCAAATATTGTTTCAAATACGTGTCTATTAGCTGCGTGTTTTGCTAGAATTTTTGCAGATGCTATCCATCTGCTTGGCCACCATGTTTCTGTCTTATAATTCGAATAAAAAAGTTTGTTGTACTCATCGTATGTCATATCCAACTCAATGTACGGTATTTCGCATTCACATCGGTCGAAGCAAGTTAGCTTCTTAGGATCGGACATGAGCTTTTTTTTATCTGCTATTGACGGCGTTCGTATGTCTGCGCATCTTGGGCACGCTACAATCTTTGGAGAATAACCACAGTATGGGCATTTATGCCCCGGAACCCATGCACGCTTGCATTGTGGGCATACATCTCCTATTAAGTGACGGCTTATATTGCTAACAACATCTTCCCATGCCATAGTCTCACATCCTTTGTATTGGTTACTAAGATTACCACGTTTTCTCTTATTTGTCAACTCGCACATTAGTTTGAAACAATATAATGTTTGGTCGGCATCATATTGTAATGATTGGCATCACTTAAAGTACTAAAAAGTGCGAAGTCGCAAATAGAGGCGCTTAATAACGAATACACGGATAAGGCACCGAATGCCTCTGGTGGAACGGCTGTTGCCGGGTCTGTTGTTGATGAGGTTGATACTGCCAAGGTAAATGAATATACTGCTGCTTTGGCTGGCTTGTCTGCGGAGCAACAGCAGGTACTACTTAGCACGGCTGCACTCACAAAGGAAGAGCGAAATAGCGTTCAGTCCAATCTTGATTTACTTCGTAGCACAAACGAGCAAAAAATAGCTTTCGTCGCCAAAAAGTACAATCTTGACAAGGCTACTGTCGCTCAACAACTTGGTATTGAGGCTGACAAAAAGTATGCTCAGGCCGAAATAGAAGCGAGAATTGCCGCGTCTGATTTTGGCAAGTCGTTGTCGAAACAACAGCAGAAGCAAATGGCGGCTGAATTGGCTACCAGAAGCCACGCCGCCTCTCTTAAAGAATGGGCTGGCAGCATGGCGCTTGCTGTTAAGGCTGCTGCAAAGAACTTTATCAGCAGTCCTATAGCAATCATTTCCGCCATCACGACGATCGCCTCTGTGGGCATCAATGCGATTCGCAATGCTCAAGAAAAAGCAAAACAAGCGGCCGAGGAAAACGAGCAAAAGGTCAATGACGTTGCCAGCGCTGCGAACGATCAGCGTGAACAACTGAACGACCTTATTGCGCAGTACAGCAAACTTGCTTCGGCTGGCGACTTTGATTCGTCATCTCGTGAGCAAGCCAGAAGTATCCAAGACCAGATCACAGAGTTGGTTGGCTCTCAGGCGGATAATCTTGATCTTGTGAATGGCAAGCTAGACGATGAGATTGTCAAGCTCAAGAATGTATCTGCTGAACAGGCAAAACAGAATGCGAATGCGCTTCAGACGAAGGTGGAAAGTGCCACAAACAAGTACAAGCAAGGTGCTCTTACTGAGGGCGCTGGCACTAAAACGATTGATAACCCGTATTCTATGGGAGCGGATATCGAGCTTGCAAATAGCAAGGCTCTGAATGAGGCACTTAAAGAAGCTAGTTATTCTGGTAGCGCCCTACTGGATGTCAACAACAAGATTGACGTGAGCTGGGCGGCAATGAACAAAGATGCGGCCGGTATGGTCGATATCTATAAAGAAATTCAAGATACGCTTTTAAGTTCGGATGAATGGCGTAGTTCGGATGAGAACGAGAACTCTCAGCTCTTGAATGACATCCAGAGTAAAATTGATCTCTATCAAAGTATCGTTGATGAGTATAATTCGGCGGTTGCAAATCAGATGCAGAATGATGCTGTCATTGAAATATCTGATATGCTCAAGGAAAAGACGGTCAATTCTCAAGAGACGTTCGATTCCTTTATCGCGTCTATCAACAACATGGCGGGTGCGTCAGATCAGTATAAGCAATATCTGACTGAAGTTGCTAACCAAACCTTCCCGCAGTATGCTCAAGCGGCACAAGACGCCACAAACGCCACTGGCTCCTTCAGTGCAGCTATGTCCAAAGTCAAGAATATGATGAGCGAGTCATCGTCTGACGCGGTCGATGCTGCGAATAAGGCTGAGGCTGATTCCATCAAAGAAGAGACTTCGGCGTTAGAAGCGTCAAATGAGGAACTGCAAAAGCATATTGACAATCTGCAAGAGGCCAATGATAAACGCAGCGCTCATGCGATTTCGGACTACGCAGCCGAAATCGAAAAGAACAACGCGGCGATTGCTGAGAATAACCGTTTGCTTAATAGTATCCCGAACCCGTGGTCTGACATTCTGAATACGTTTGACACATACTCTGGCGTGCTTGAGCAAATCGCGTCAATTCAGAATGAAGTCGCAGATGGCTTCACGATCTCGGCTGACAAGGCTCGTGAGTTTGCTGAGGCGTATCCTGAGATTCTTGCGAATGCAACCGTATCCGCTGATGGTCAGGTGACGTTGAATCAGGGCGTCGTTGATGCGTTTATCAGTGGTAAACAAGAACAGGTTAATGCGGCCATTGATGCTGAGATTGATGATCTTAATGCCAAAAAGGCGGCTCTCGAAGGCCAGCTCGCGTTTGCAGAAGCGGAACTTGCTTTATACAAGAGCGTTGGCGAGGGCGAAGGTCAAATCTCTAAGCAGACCGCGGACTATCGAGTGAAGATGGGAAATGCTGTTACTACAGCACTTGTTAACCTCGGTGTGCAAGAGTCTGACGCTCAGAAGATGGCGGCCGCTATTATGACCGAGAATCAAGAAGAGTTTGCACGTGTTGCGACTGGTTGTTTTGAGAACATGGACGAAAACAGCGCTAAGGCTGCTTATAACATGGCTCATAATATCTTTATCAATGCTCAGGCATCTTCTGATTCTATGGTTGGAATGACAAAGGTCGCTAACAATCTTGCTCTTGCTATGTCTGGTGTTTCTGAGGGCGTAGTTAAAGGAACTGATGGGAATCTTTTTACTGGTGCCGATGGCAAAAAGGTTAGTGGCGGTAGTTATACGCCGTATATTGGCACATTCAAAGGTTCTGATTATAAACCTAAACAAGAGAATGTAGCGCTGGATGATTACGTGTCTGACATCACATTGGATATTTCCGAATATCAAGCAAAAATTGCTCAGATTGATTCGCAGATTGCGCTTCTTGAGTCGCTGAAGAACAAACCACTTGGTAGCTATGGTAGTTCCGGTGGCAGCGGCGGCTCAAAGGGTGGTTCTGGCGGAGGCTCTAGCTCTAGTACCAAAGAGGTCGAAGAGTACATCGCCAGTATTGACGAATACCGCGAGGCTCTGGAACGTCTTGCTCGTACTCAAACAAAGGTCAGTGAGATTCAGCAAAGAATCAATCTCTCAGACAACCTTGAAGAACAGTTGCTTATGCAGCAGGTGCTCATCGGAGCGTATGAGCGTGAGCAGGATGCGCTTGTCAATCTGAATAATCAGCGCAAGAAAACGCTTGCATCCGGTGCAGAGGAACTGCGCAACATGGGATTTGCGGTTGAGTATAACGCAGAAAAGAACGAGTTCTTTGTGGAGAACATGGAACACGTCAACGACCTTGTTGCGGACAGCGCCGGAGATTTTGACACGCTACAAGAGGCGACGAACGATCTCCGCAAGAGTACAGAAGAGCACATCAAGACGCTCGAAGACCTGAACAAATCCAATCAGGATAGCGCGAATGATTTTGCCGACCTCAAGACGAAAATCAAAGATGCTCGTGAGGAAATCCAGAATCTCCTTGAGACGATGGTCAAGAACAAGTCTGAGGCCGTCGACTCCATTCAGGAAGTGTACGAGACGCTTCATAACGCGGCGGATGAGTATGCCAAGAGCGGGTATATAGCAATTGACACATTGCAGAGCATTATCGACCTAGGCATGGAGTACGTCGCTTACCTCATGGACGAGAACGGCAACCTTGTCATCAACGAGGAACGTATCAAGAAAGTCATCGCGGCGAGAACACAACAGATGGCTGTTGAGACGGCGCTCACTTACGTTGAGTCCTTGAGAATTGCCAAGCAGAACGATGATGTAGAGACGATGAATCGGTTGCTGAATGCGACCGAAGAAACGACGAACGCAACGTGGGGTCTGGTATATGCCAATCTCAGTATGCTTGACCTCACAGAGGAACAGCGCAAGGCAGCTCTTGCCAATATCAATGCACTCCGTGCTCTAGCTGATAGTGCGGTTGATAGCATCGGCAAATCGTCGGATGCTATGTCAGACAGTCTGAACAACATGAAGGACGGGCTTGATAGTATTCTCGATTATGTTATCTCGATGCTCACTCAACAAATCAATGACCAAATTGATTCTTTGAACGACATGAAAGACGCTTACTCTGAGATAATTGATCTCAAGAAAGAATCTCTTGAGGCTTCTAAAAACGAGAATGATTATCAAAAAGAGCTTGCCGATAAGATGAAAGAGATGGCGAAGCTCCAAGCTCGTATCGACATCTTGTCTCTTGATGACAGCCGGTCTGCACAGGCGGAGCGCGCAAAGTTGATGGAAGAGATGCAAGAACTTCAGGGCGAAATGTCCGAGAAGCAGGCAGACCATGCTCGTGAGGCTCAGGAGGATGCGCTTGACAAGATGAACGAGGCGTATGGCAAGGAAAAGGACAAAGAGATTGAGGCACTTGAGGAAAGCATTTCGTCGTATCAGAAAAAGTATGACATGGCGATAAAGTATATACAAGAGCATTGGGATACGCTTTTTGATGAGCTTATCAATTGGAACACGGAGTATGGCAACGACCTGAACGAGACTGTTGTTAAGGCGTGGGAGAACGCTCTTGAGGCTGTCAAGAAATATGGTAGTTATGTTGACGCGCTCGATAAGGTTGACGATGATATCGGCAAAAACGATTCATCTGGTGATAATTCCAATACGACTATTGGCAAGACAGAGTACGATGAGCAGTACACCAACGGAGAAAAAGTCCATGCTATTGTTAAGCAGATGAATGCAAATTCAGAGGCGTGGGAGACTGCTGATGACGAAACGCGAAAAGAACTTGCTGCGGAAAATGAGCGTTTAGGTCATGAACTCTCGAAATATGGTGTTGATGTTTATCGAAATAATAACGGAGAGTGGATTGTTGCCGGGACTGGCCGCAAGCTTTTTGATGTTTATGATAAATATAAATATAACAACGGCATTGGTGAGGCAGATATAAAGAACGAACCGAATAAAAAGCCGTATAACAAAGCGTGGATTGATGCGGCAATTGAGTTTACCAAGAGAAAGGTCGCAATGTCCCGATCGAACGACACATCACATAGTTCTGGGACTGGTACGTCCAGAATGTACTCAAACGATGCGAGTTCTGTTGCGCGTTATGTTTCTACCGATAACAGCCAGACTGTCAATATTGTGTTTGGCGATACGAATATCACGAACGCAGACCAGAAGACAGTCACACAACACGCCAAAGTCACCGAGGATCAGGTCAATCAGATTGCGAAGATTCTTGGCGTTAGAAGGTAGTAAGATGCGGGAGCGCCATTCGGCGCTCCCGTTTGCGTATACCAGCGAAAGGATAATTAGATGTTTAGAACTTATGATTTCAGTTTCGCGGGTTATCCGGCCAGTATGTATGGATTGTTTATTGCCGACATCGGCAATAACAAAATGTCGGACGAGAGTTTCGGCAATAAGGCAAACATCGTTGAGCAACGCATTGCTAACCGGATAACACCGCTTCATTTCGGCGTGAAGTATAACGATACGCCGTTGCAATTTGAATTGATTTTTGGCAGTGACAAGCTGCTGGATAAGTACGAGTGTCAGGAGATTGCAGACTGGCTAACTGGGTATCAAGATTATCAATGGTTGTCGATTGACCAACCAGACCTTGAGGATAAGCAGTTTCGGTGTTTGATTCAAGAGCTGACGCCAATCAGCATTCGTGGTCTTGCAAATTCGTTTAAGGCTTCTGTTATTTGCGATTGCCCTTATGCTTATGGGCTTCCATTTGAGCAAGAGTTGTCTGTAAACGGGAGCGAAACGTTTACTTATTATAATGACAGCAGTTGCCACGATCCGATGCGGCCTCATATGCACATCGATATCAAAGATGGATGCACGTCGCTCACTATCGACAATCAAACGACTGGAAAGAAGTTTGAGTTAACTGGATTGCCGGGCGGAACAATGTCAATTGATGTGGATAATGAAAATTGCATCATGACAGAGGCAACATCGAAGCACAACGTGTATGACTATTTCAATTTTGTGTTCATGGATTTCGCACAGGGAAGCAACAAGCTAGTTATTACGGGTAATGCCGACATCCTCATTTACGGACGGCTCCTTTATAATGTGGGTGCGTGATATGGAGACAATATTTTCAAGAAAGGCAGGTGAAGTAGATTGTATCTAAATTATTCGAAGATCGCGTTTGATAAGGACGGCTATCCTGAACAGCCGATGTTGCAATTGCGCACATTGTCTGGAATCAAACAGGGCGTTATCCCGTTTGCGTATAATGTCAATTTTGATATTAAATATGCAGAATTGAGTACGTTAGAATTTGATGTTCCGTATTTTGTGGATGGCGTTGTCAACCCGGTCTATAAGAAGTTAAATGGGTATACTGAGGTTTATACAGACCACTACGGCATTTACGTGCTCATGTCGCCGAAAATCTCCGGAGATGGTGTATCGGAAATCAAGCACGTTACTGCGTATTCGATTGAGCAACTTTTTGAGCGCAAACGAATTTTCTTAGAAGAAGGAACGTACAACTTTTGGAATCCTGCTTCACCTGATGATACGGTACTTAGCCGTGTGCTTGAGCTTGACCCGACGTGGCACGTCGGATACGTTGACCCGAAATTTATTGGGATGTATCGCACATTTGATGAGTACGAGAACGACGGGCTGGCGTTCATCTATAATGACGCGCCCGAAAAGTACGGTTGCACCATCGTGGTAGACCCGTATGAGAAAACGTTCAACGTATATGACGCACATACAAGCAGAGGCGCACTGCCTATCTATTTGAGCTATGAAAACCTCGTGAGCGAGGTGAGTGTGGACGAGTTGTCGGATGACATTGTGACGAAACTCCATGTGTATGGCAGCGACGATATGTCAATCCGTGAGGTAAACCCTACTGGCGCTGATTATATCGTCAATCTTGACCATTTCATCGCTCGTGGCGATCTTGACATTAAGATTGATGGGGTCAAACTCTCTGACAAGGTTAAGTCGTGGCAGAAAGAAATCAAAGCAAACCAGCATTACTATACTGGCCTTGTAGCTTTGCGAGCCTCTGAGACTGCTCAGAAGATTGCATACGAAACAGAGCTGACGGAGTTGAACGGAGAACTTGACACTCTGAAAGCACAGCAGAATGTGATTATTCAGGCGTTGGCGCTTGAGACTACGGATGCTGGGAAGCAATCACAGCAAGCGCAGCTTGACGATGTGAACAAGAAAATCGCGGCCAAAGAGGCTGAGGTCACTAGCCGCGAGGCAGAAATTGAAGAAACAAAAACTCGCATTGAGAATTACGCTTCTGAGATTGCGACTATCAGCAAAACGCT